CATCCAGTGCGACAGGCGACTACGGGGCATCCAGTGCGACAGGCAACTGCGGGGCATCCAGTGCGACAGGCTACAAAGGGGCATCCAGTGCGACAGGCTACAAAGGGGCATCCAGTGCGACAGGCAACTACGGGGCATCCAGTGCGACAGGCTACAAAGGGGCATCCAGTGCGACAGGCGACTACGGGGCATCCAGTGCGACAGGCAACTGCGGGGCATCCAGTGCGACAGGCTACAAAGGAAAGTCGGAAGCAGAAAACCAAAATAGCGTAGCGGTCGCTTGGGGACCAGAAGCAATGGCGAAAGGTGTAAAAGGATCCACACTTGTTCTTGCGGAATGGAAACGGATTGATAATGATGAATGGTACTGGAAAGAGGAAGCGTGGGATTTTATAGGATCGTTAATGGTTCGTGTGGATGGCGAAAAAGTAAAAGAAAACACATGGTACACATTAAAGAAAGGTGAACTTGTGGAGGTAGAAGATGAATAAAAAAGAAGTATTGGAAATCAGAAAACAATTCACACCGGAGAATTGTGCGATTACCCGTATAGCCGGATGCTATGTGGATGGAGAAAAAGAGAAACGCATGGAAAGAGAAGAAGCGTTTCTTTCACTGCCGGAAGAACAGGCATTTAAGTATTTTGATATTTTCAAGAAGACCTTATCCGGGAAAATCGGGAAGAACTTGTTAAATCTGGAATACAAGCTGAAAGAAAGAAGAAGCAGTGACCCAGAGGGCGAAGAACATGAACTGTTAATGAATCTGAGAGAAAGCAAACTGAGAGACCCGGCATTGTTGGATGAATTCTATGAAAAGATTCTTACGTCTTATGACTGTGCTGAGAATTACTACATCGTGCTTATCCATGCAGTATATGACGTACCGGGAAAGACATCGGACGGAGAAGTGTTGGAAGATGCATCTGAGGAAGTATACGATTTCATTCTTTGTTGCATCTGCCCGGTGAAGCTTTCAAAAGCCGGTCTTACTTACAACGGGAAAGATGAACGGATGGAAGAGAGAATCCGTGATTGGGTAGTAGATATGCCGGACAAAGGCTTTCTATTCCCGGCATTTAACGACCGACAGACGGATGTACATAGCGTACTCTATTACACCCGGAAATCTGCCGAGGTACAAGAAGAAATGGTTCGTGAGGTACTTGGAATTAATTTTGTTGCATCTGCCGATGAAGAGAAAGATAAATTCGGTAAGTTGTTAAAGAATGTACTTGGAGAAGATGCAGACAGCAAGACCGTGAAAGACATTTTTGAGGGCATATCCGAAGAGATGGAACGCCATGCAGAAGACCAGGAGCCGTACAAAATTGGCGAAAACGAACTGGAAAAGATATTCAGTAGCAGCGGCGTACCGGATGAGAAAATGGAAATATTTGAGGATGCTTACCGGGAGAATATCGGGAATGTGCCTGTTATGGCAAGTAACATTTGCGACAACAAGGTGGTTAATATCCAGGTTCCAGAGGGGAAGATAACTATCGATGCAGATTTCATCAGCAATCTTGAGGTCAAGGAAGTAGACGGAAGAAAATGTATGGTACTTCCAGTAGATTATGTAGAAGTTAACGGAATTTCAACGAAAGCGTAGGTGTGAGAGATGAAATATAGAGTAGGAGACAAGGTGAGAGTTATAAGCGGTTTGGTAGTTGATGGAGCATATGGGAATTGGGCATTTACAGAAAAAATGAAGAAATACAAAGGCAAGTCAGTAACGATTTCGGAAGTTTGCCAAGATTATTATCGCATCAAAGAGGATGAAGAATATGGGTATTGTACAGATGAAATGTTTGAATCTGTAGAAGGAATGAGTGCGGAAGAAGCTATTAGGCTGTATGCAAAAATGTGCAAAGACAACAATTGCTATGCTTGTCCAGTCTATGAAAAAAGTGGAGAGTGTGGCTGTGAAGAATTTGCAATCAATCATCCAGAAGAGGTTATTGAAAGCCTCAAGCAGTGGAAAGCAGACCATGAGAAAAAGCCGATAGAGACGGAATTTATATGGTATCTATTGGTAGTAGAAGAAAAAACACATATCGTGAAGTATGAAAAACCATTAAAGATTGAACGTGAAAGAACAACGGATGAACAAAAAGAAGAACTTCTTAGAGAATGGTGCTCTGAACACGATGGAAAATATTATGTAACAACTGAGCGCAGATGTGTAGTAAAGGAGTAACCATGAACACAGGAGAAAAGATTGATTACATGATTCAGTGCTTGAAAGTAGCGAAAGCAGAATATGAATACGAAGCTGAACGTTATGCACATGAATGTGCTGAGGATTACGAATGGCTTAATAAGCACCATATTACCAACAAAGCACTGATAAGAGAAAATCTAAGAAATGTGGACAGGATGGGATTCCAGGTGGCAAATGAGGTGAAGTGATGGAACTAAAAGAACTTTCTGAAAAAGCAAAATCTTTATTCGGTGCAGAAAATATAGAAGCACTTCCAGAAAGAATATTGGATACAGTACAAAATAATGACGAGAAAAAATATGAAGAATTCTGTAATCTGGTAAAGGATTTGAGTGTAGACTGGTTGCAAATGATCTACCAGTATTACTTAGCAGATCGAAAAGAAAAAATGCAGGACTACACTCCGAAAAGTCTCGCATTATTCATTGGGAAATTAATTGGAGATGCAGATGTAATAACAGATTTATGTGCCGGAAGTGGAGCATTGACAATTCAAAAATGGTGCATGAATAACGAACAAAAATTTGAATTGTATGAATTTGATGAAAATGTAATCCCATTTTTATTATTCAATATGGCAGTAAGAAATATTGAATGCACCGTGTATCATGCGGATGTGTTACAGCAAGAAAATTTTCATACATATAAAATCAGTAGAGGTGAGAAATACGGAAAATTTAGGGAGGTGGCAAAATGAAAAGAGGGTTAATTTCTAACCCGCCATACAACATGAAATGGAAAGCTCCTGCATTTGCACAGATTCAACCACGTTTTTCTGACTGCTACATTATACCACCAGAAAGCAATGCAAATTTCGCATTTATTCTAACTGGATTAGAAAATAATGATAGATGCGTTTTCTTACTTCCGGCATCTGTAATGAGTGGTGGAACGAAAGAAGAGATGGATATTAGAAAATATCTAATTGAGAAAAACATGGTGGATGCGGTGATTATTTGCCCGGATAATATGTTTGAATCTACTGGAATTGGAACGTGCATTATTATTTTGGATAAAAACAAAAGCACTGCAACAACAGAAATGGTGGACTTGCGAAGAAAGTATAGCGAAGAGGTTCGTGAACAGAATGGACAGTATGGCGGTAAAGCACACACCAACAGGACGTATAAGAAGACATTTAAGGTGATTACCGAAGAAACGATGGAAGAATCCATTGAAGCAATTCAAGAAAGGAAAAATATTCCTGAATTTTGCAAATCGGTAACCATTGAAGAATTGAAAGAAAACAAATATACGCTTCTTGCAAGCCATTATTTGGACATTGGAGAGATCGAATATATCCATAGAAGCTATGCGGACATCGTAAATGATATAAATAGAATTACACGAGAAAAGAACGCATGTAAATTAACACTAAATGAATCTATAGCAAAAGGAATGGGATTCGATATTGAGTTGTACAAACAAGATCAGAAAGATTCTGGATTAAATGATCTGCTAAAAAAAATAGGTGCTGAAAAGTTGGAACGGCAAGATTATTTCACAGCATCAAAAAAGAAAAATGAAATTAAATTCGAAAACAATAGCAAGGAACAGTTATCCAGCGTATTGATAATGATTTTGAACATGTGGAAACAACATATCTATTATCTCAACCTTGAAGAAAATAGATATCTGATGGAATTAAGAGATGCGCTTTTACCAGAACTTATGAGCGGAAAAATTAACTTGGATTAATAAATTACAGAAAGGAGACGGAGCTCCGGCCGGGCAAAGATATATCGGCTCCTTTCGAGAAGATGAACCTAAGTAATTATGAATGCAACGGGCAAATGTCTATAGAGGATTACTTAAAGGAAAACAAACCGAATTGCATCAATTGCGTGTTGAATCCCGGACAAGTTGTATATGAGGCGTACAAAGGAGAAGTAAAAGAACATACAGTATTGGATGAAAAATGGTACATAGAACATTTAGAGACTTACGGGAATTGCACAAAAATAGATGGTCATTATGGTGTTGTGTTTGACAATGACGTAGGCGTAAAAGTGTTTTTAGAAAGAAAAAAAGCAGAAGAACTTGCTGAAAAATATTTACAATCACATAACGTGATACGGTCAGAAGATATACATCCGATAAAAACAGTAGCATATTCGTTTTACAATGAACTTCTTGAACGTGACATCGTAGCTTTTTACAGTGAGCTTGATAACGGAATGCTATATGTAAAAGAATTTATGACATACGAACATCTTATGTTGGAAAAGCACAAAAAGAAAGTGATCAAACAGTTCATGGAACAACAGGAGTTCCACTACAACAATCCGCAATTGATCAAATACAATCCTAAATTTAAGAACATGTATCGTATACATATGAAATATGACTGGGACTATGCAGAAGCTGGACATAGTTATGCAGTAGGGTAGGTGGGAAGAATGAATATTGAATTAAAAAAGATAAACAAAGACACATTGAAAGTTGGGGATGTGGTAGGAGTTATGAGAACCGTCCAAGCTGGATGGAGATGTGGCTTCCGTCACGCTCTAATTACTCCGGCAAAAATCATCAGAATTACTCCGAAGCGAACAAAGTTTGTGACAGATAAGTTCGGAGATCACGACAGGTATGAAACGTTTTACGAATGTAATTTCAACGCTGAAAAAGAAAATGAATTGGCAGAAAAATTCGTGCAGCTTAAGGAAAGTTTATGGGATATTGAAATATTCCGAAAAGGTGGATTGACCAGAATCAGTGATGAAGATTTGCCGGAAGTAGCGGAACACATGAAAGCAATTACAGAGGTTTTGAAGAAGTACAAGGAGTAGCAATGTTTGAAGAATTATATAAATTCATATTCAGATTGCATTACGGGATAAAGTTCATGCCGGAAAAGGATTTTGACGAGCTTTTATCTCGGTGTGACTGGGAGCAAAAGATGTATGCATTGTGCTTTAGATATTGGTAAACGTGGATAAAAATCATAATAGCACCTTGACAATTGAATATTGATGGTTGGAATGGTATAATTTCCGTATCAAATATACGGGGAGGAAATGCCAATGAAATGTCCATTTTGTAAAAGCGAAAATACCGAAAGAATTATTGGAAGTACAGTCTTAACAAAACGAATTCCAGAAAAAGTAAGTGTGCAAGGGAATGTAACTTGTACAGAACCTGCATATATAATGTCGGTTGAAACGCAAAGGTATATATGTCTTGATTGCGGATTTGTTTTTGAAAAGCTAGACGAATCAGATTTGAAACGGTATAAAGAAGCATAATTTCATCTACCAACCATCAATATTCGGTGGTTGGTATTTTTTTACCCATTTTTAGGGAGAAAGGAACAAAAATTGAATGACACTAAAAGAATTTCTTGAAAATTATTATTACGGTAAAAACGTAAGAATATATGTTGATTGCAGAGCAATAGCTACAGGTACAACAAGGCAAGTACTTGAACATATTAAAAAAGAACAGTTAGATATGCCGATAAAAATGGTGGCACCTGTGAACTATGAAATGGTGGATATAGCAATATAGGGGCAGTAGAGAAAGGAACGAATTATGAAATTAGTATGCTACATAGTATGCATGATTATGGTATGCATGGTGATAGTACTTGCAACAAATGAAACAAAAATCGTAAAGAAAGAAGCATATCTGGACGGATATAAGAAAGCATTGAAAGACTGCGATAAACTCCCGACAAGGCCTATCATCTTGGACGAATCCACGGGAGATATTGATTTTAAATGCTCATGTTGTGGACATGAATATATAGTGCCGGAAGAACACAAACCGAAATACTGTAGCGAATGTGGAAGAAAAATTGACTGGGAGGATAGAGCGTATGGGATGCAGATATGAATGCAAAAAGTACGGAAAGCAGAGGTTCAAATGTTGCATAGAATGCGAGCATTACAAATACTGCAATAATCGAAATAGTGTGTGCGATAGAATACATTTCCATGAATACATGGAAGAACGCCCGGATTATGTAAAGGAGGATAAAAATGAATAGAAAAGAAATTACACTTTTCCTGTCGCATACCCTTGAACGCACCAAACTAAACGTTTTTGGAAAACATTATGCAAAAGAAGTGAGTATTGACCCGTGGACATCCAAGGCAAAACGCGTGGATTATATGCAGTTTTCACCCGGAGATCAAATGTCTATATCCGGGGTGGAAAAAGGAATATTTACTTGTTACGAAATTAAAAGCTGCAAGGAAGATGTTTATAGCGGGAATGGACTGAATTTCTATGGAGAAAAGAACTATATAGTAACTACGATGGAGTGCTACAAAGACTTGATACCAGATTTGCAAAACGGTAAGTTTGATGAACACTTACACAAATGCAACCCGGAATCATCTAAATATTGGGGAATTATGGTAGCTGTCCCGCACATGAAAGAGCCAGAAGATGAATTCCAAAATCCAACGCCGATAGATGATACAAATATGATGGGATGGGAATTAAAGGTAGTAAAGCCTTGCAGAATGGGACTAAGGAAAAGATCTATGACAGAATTACTATTCTGTATGTTAAGGAGTGGAAGATAATGAGAATAATTAGTCAAGATGGAACGATTGATGTTCCTTATGAACATACAACTTTGATAAGGGTAGGTGCTGAGGTATATTTAAGCTCAATAAAACTTAGGGATACATTAATTGCAAAATATTCCACCGAAGAGAAAGCTGTTAAGGCTATGAAGATGTGTAGAAAAAATTATGCATATAGCGAATTTAACCGAAGCGTGTTATGCGGAATGGGAACGCAAATCGGAATGATGCCGGATGATATTGTAGAAGTTCTCAAGGATGGAATTTGTGATAATTTTACATTCCAGTTCCCGAAAGATGAAAAGGTGGAATAAATGCATGGAACAGGAGAACGGACAATGGGAAGACTGATTGATGCGGACAAGCTTATAAGAAGAATGAGAATTGATATGGACCGTATGAAATACCAATACAATCTTGATGTTATAGAGGGAATGAGCCTTGCGATAGGATACATTGTTGGAAGTCCGACAGCCTATGACACGAATAAGGTTATCAAACGCATTGAATCCATCAAAGAAAATGGCGCTTGTGCAAGAGAAGATTGTGGACATTGCAAATATTTCAAGACCTGTTGGGATGGCGAAATGAGTGATAGGCTTGCGCTTGATAAGGCAATTGAAATTGTGAAACGAGGTGGAAGAGATGAAAAATAAAGAGAAGTATGCAAAAGAGATTATGGAGGTTGCTTGTAGTGGAGACAGTATTGCAGTAACCAAAGGAAGTGAACGTATAGTAAAGTGCGGTAGTATTGCTTGCAGTGAATGCTTATTTGCACCTCCTAATTGTGTAAAGGAAATAAGAGAGTGGGTAGAGCAGGAGTACATTGAAAAGCCAGTGATTAGTAAGAGAGATAGAGCGTTTTTGGAGTATTTCAGAGAAGAGCGTAGATACATTGCAAGAGATAAAAATGGCAAGGTGTTTGTATATGAAACACAGCCAAGAAAAGGGGAAAAGTATTGGAATTGGATTGGTGATTGTTGTTTGAGTTTGAATCGACACTTCAATGTTGATTTTCCAATGGTCAAATGGTCAGATTTCGAACCGTGGCTTATCGAGGACTTGAAGAAACTAGAGGTAGTTGACAGATATGAATAGAGAAAAAAGCGTTAGAGGATGCACTTAATGATGAATGCGTTTGAAGAAAAAACAAAGGAAAATACGGTAAAAAGAAAGAAAAACTATTATTTGGTCAAAAGTGATGTATTAGGATATGCGAAAAGGAAGGGATTGATTAATGGCCGGAGTAAGAGACAAATATCTGAGAGGGGCACACGGTGATATCTACTTCATAAGCGAGGAAGATGAGAAAAAAACATTGAATTGGTGCAATAAGGCAAGGGATTATGACCAGAGACTTATATTGGAAGCTTGTCAATGTTCAAATAATGATTTGGCCAATGTACTTTTTGCGTCTCTTGTGTTGGACATTGGATATGACTATATAAGCAAAAGGTACTGGATACCAATTGCAAGAAAAGACTTTCAAGGATACAGAAGAAAAGCAATCTATATGTACTATGACCTTTTGAGACTGCACAGGAAAGCGGATTTGATAAGCTGATTCCGGCATAAAAGGCACAAACACGGGAATACTACCGAAAAGGAGTGATGCGGATGGTAAGAATCTTTGTGAACGGCAAACAGGTGACAAAAGAAGAACTTTCTAAATATGAAATCCATAACAAGGCGGTAAAAAGGATTCTTTCAGAAAAGTTGACAAAAAATAAGTGATATTTTAGAATTGACCTTGATAGAATCTTGGTCAATTCTTTTTTTAATTGAAAGGAGAATTGACATGAAAAAATTAAATGTAGGTTATATGAGAGTGTCTACAGAAGCACAGACCGAAAAGTATGGTCTTGATGTCCAAGAAGACAAGATAAAGGAACTTGCCAAGAAAAGGGGCGTGAAGATAGCCAGATGGTATGTTGACGGTGGATATTCCGGGAGCAATATCCAAAGGCCGAACATACAGAAACTTCTGGAGGATGCAGAAGCCGGAGAAATACAGGCAGTATACATCTATAAGCTTGATAGAATGAGCCGTGATGTTGTAGATACTCTTACGCTTGTGAGTAAGCTCTTGCCAAAATACAATGTAGAGGTAGTATCAGCTACAGAGGATTTGCGGAATGAGACACCGATGGATCGTGTGATGTTGGGCGTTAATGCGGTCATGGGACAGTATGAGCGTGAGGTTATCTATATGCGTACAAGAGCCGGTATGGTGGAACGTGTAAAGCGTGGACTGTGGATGGGTGGCGGTACGATACCTTATGGATATAGGTACGACAGGAACGATGGGATATTACATATTATCCCGGAAGAAGCGGAAAAGGTAAAAGCTATCTTTCAGATGTTCCGGGACGGATATTCGTGTGATAGGATTCAAAAAATTCTCGGGATGCATTCGGAGAAACTTGTATCGAATATTATTCGGAGAATAACCTATGTAGGTAAGATACAGTACAAGGGAAGAGTGTACCAAGGTTTACACGAACCGATCATAGACGAAAAACTATTTTGCGAAGTACAGGAAGAGATAAAAAAGAGGTCTACAAATGCTTACGTAAGCAACAAGCATATGCTTACCGGGTTGTGCTACTGCGGAAAATGCGGTACTAAAATGCGGATGCAGAAGTGGGGAAAGTACACCAAGATAGTATGTTACTCACAGTACAAGGAAAAAGAGCATATATCTAAGACAGGTAACCCTTGCAAGAATAAAAAAGTGCGGGCAGATGTGGTAGAAAAAGAAGTAGAGGACTGTTTTAAACAATTCATCGTTAATGTCGAAGAAAAAGAGAATGAATCTGAAAGCACTCGGAAGATGATAGAAAAAGAGATATCACTCAGCGAATCAAAGCTGAAACGCCTATACACATTGTACGCAAATGGCAATTCCGGCACAGATACGCTTTTTGGTGTTATCCAGGCAGAAGAAAAAACACTGAAAAATCTACAGGAAGAATTAAAGGCAGAAGACATCCGGGAGAAAGCCGGACGTGGAGAAAAGATAGAGAAAATAAAAGAGATGTCCAACGTGTGGGATACACTGACGGATTCTGAGAAAAACAAGGTGCTAAAAGAGTGTGTTGAAAAGGTAGTTATCACAGGAGATGACATAGACATACATTTTAGCATATATTAATAGGTACTTTCTCGTGTTCCAACCATCATCCCAACAGCGGTAGGAAGTGGAGAAAAGGAAGAAAAGACCAAGATTCTATTATATGATTAATATGATAAAGACAGGAGCTGAAAATATAAATATATAGATTAAGAGAAAAAGATTTTGAAAATAATTGAAATCTTTTATTTTTTTACTTGACAAGTGGACACCACTATGCTATAATAAAGACAGTTAAGAGAGGAACACATTATAGGAGGTAAGAACATGACAACAGGATATGTAAAAGTAAAAGAATGGGTTATTGATAAAATGCAAAACACCGCTGAAAGATATAACACATATATTGATATCTATAGCAGAGACGAAAATGGAATGGTCTCATCAGAGAATGGATATGTTGTCGTAAAAGTTATTGATGTACTGAAAGAAAGTGAAAAGGCAGTAGAAGTTGTCCTTTCGACTGGTGATGTGGTAGGAAGTTATAAGGGATGGAAAGCATGGATCCCAAAATCAGCAATAGCATAAATAAGGAGAAAAATAATGGAGAAAGTGAGCAGAAACGTAATGATAAACAAAGCCGGGGGAACATCGGGCAAGAATACAAAGAACTACCGTATTTCTATTCCGGTAGGAATGATAAAGGCACTGGGAGTTACGGAAGAGGATAGAAGCGTTGTCCTAGAAGAAAAAGACGGAGTGATAACTATTAAGAAAGAAAAAATGAAAACCATTGGCTAGTGGACCCACTATGATATAATAAAGACAGTTAAAGAAGACAAATAAATTTAAGGAGGAAAAGAAGATGAAAAAATATGAATTTACAGGTACGAACGAATTAACGAAAAAAGCATTTACTGTTTACAGTGATAGTAGTTTTACATTTTGGAAGGACGGTGACAGATTTTATTGTTCAGACAATCCGAACAGTGAAAAAGTAGAACTTGGAACCGTTGCGGACGTGATTGAATTTCTCGAACAATTCGCAGACTAGACAAAAACAAATATTCGATAATCAGAATCACAAGAAAAACAGCACTGATGAATGTCTATTCGTCAAGTGCTGTTTTTTGGTAGTTAATGCCTAATTTGTACCATACTTTTACATCATTCTCAAGCATTACTTTCCAATAAGTATAATATCAAAAATATGAAGAAAAGTCAATAAAATACTTGACAAGTGGACACCACTATGCTATAATAAAGACAGTTAAGAGAGGAACACATTATAGGAGGTAAGAACAATGATGAATGTAGAAAAAATCTTAGAAGCAATTAAAGAAAATGATTATAGTGTGGTAGCAATTCGCCATTGCTGCCCGGATGAAGAATATAAAATTGGTGACATTTGCAGAAACAGCTTTGAGTGGAATGAAGAATATGAGTGCAGTTCATATGACACAGAAGAACCAGAGGAAATGGACGGCGTATGTGGATACGCAATGTTCGAACTGATTGACACTGATGATGCAGAAGAAGCAAAAGAGATAATCGAAAGAGCTATTGAAGAATCATCTATCTACGATGGAAATAACATTGTAATAATCGGTGGGGACTCTTACTCTTATGGGAATGACGAAAACGAAGTAATTGTTGAAGAAGCAGAAGTAATTGAAATTGCATAAAGGGGAAAAATGAGCGAATGGAACGAAATTTTAAAACAATATGAAATACTTGGAGTGGAAAGCGTTATTCCGATTGCACATATCAGAATAAGACCAGATGTCAGAGTTTTGGTAGATGCATATGGAAATTTCATTGGAGCAACAGCAACGAAGAACGAAAGGTGCTCCATCCCGTGTACGATCAATTCAGAAAGTAGGACATCTGGGATAGCGCCACACCCGATTCACGACAATATGTCATATGTATGCGGAGACTATCCACAATATAAAAAACGTCATGCAGCATATATGGAGCAGTTGATGGAATATATAGAAAGCGTAGATGATCCGGTAGCGAAGAGCGTATATCAATACTTGAGCAAAAGAACTATACGCTACGATATCAAACCAGTTTCTGAAAAATTAGATACATCAGAGGAAAAACTTATGATAATCTTTTCTGTGTTAACCAAGGAAGAGACACATATGCTTTTTAATTCGAGATATAGGGATGAAGTAGTCTATGCTGGATTAATGGATAGAGGAACTATAAGCACGCAGTGGAGAGATTATTATATTTCTACACTCGAGAAGAATGGTATTTGCGGAATTACAGGAGAGCCAGATTATATACCAGACAAGTACCCGAAGGGAATTCGCAATCCAGCAGATCAAGCGAAAATGTTTATCGCAACGCCAAAAAAAATGGATTGGATGCCAACAATAACACCGGGATACATTACGTCTCAGAAAATTATTCATACATTGCAATTTATGATTTACGAGGGGGATTCCTGGGCATATCAAATTTTAAAAAACCAAGAGAATCTACCGAAAGAGTATAAGAAATGGGTAAAAGAATATGAAAGAAAAAAGGCATAGCTAAAAGCTATACCTAGATTCTGAATTTCTTCTTAAATTCTAACATTTTTTAACTCAACGTTCCACCATTGACTGGAACGACACTCACGAAAATCATGGAACCGTGAGAATCAACAAAGATTGCTGATAGATATATATTAATCTAAAAAAGATAAAAAGTCAATATCAAAGAAATGAACATAGAGCAACCAAACATTGAAAAAATGTGCGTTTTGTGGTAAAATATAAGTATCAAAACAGTAATGAAACTAAATAACGGGGACAATGAAATAGCACTTCTGACGGTAAGATGTAATTATCGTGGGAGGTGCTATTTTTGTATGCGGAAAAGGTAGGTGAGTGTATGGCAAATCTAAATAGCATTGCTAAAAAGTTACAGAAAGCAATACTGCAAAAAAGATTAGTTATAAAGATGGGGACAAGTCAGTTTTATTCTGTGGAGCAAAATAGACTTATCACTATGTACATCCTATCTACCAGAGTGCTAGAAAGAAAGAAAAACGGGGAATGGAAATATTATGATTATGAAATTCTCCGAACAGCATCACAGATAGAGATTGTAAATTGTTTAAATGATATATGGAGGGCGGTGAAAGAATGATGGAAAACTATACAGAGATACCAGTAGAATTAAACAAACCAGACTCACGTGATATGGAAGAAATGCAGAAGAAATTAATTGACATGATTACAAAGAATGAAAAGCTGAAAGAAAAGAATGAGTATCTGCAAAAAGAGGTAGAAGACGCAAAGGCTGTCGGAGAACGGGCACTGTGCGAAGTACAGGAACTTATTGCAAAGAATAAGAGACTGGTAGAAGAACACAACAGACAAAATGGAACAATACAAGCACTCAACATTGCACTGGATGTCATTACAGACAGATACAGTAACCTCAGAAAGAGACTATGTAGAACAGACAAGGGCGGTGAGTAGCATGGACGTACAGCTTTTAAGATGCCATTCTAATACTAAAAAATGTACTAGTTTCAACAATGAAGATAGCAGATCTGAAAAAACATGGGAATGTAGAGACGGAGACATATATATTGCACCGGCAGAGATACCAAGAGAGGGAACGGTTATACTTGCAAAAGTAGAGAGAGGAAAGAACAGAAAGTGGTCTGTTAGTAAAAAGGTAATAGAGATTAGCACAGATATGGTAAGAAAGTGTTTTAGCAAAGTAGATGAATACGTGGAAGAGGGTGGGTAGATGCAGAAAGGAAAAGAACTCACTCCGAAGCAGAAAGCATTCGCAGATGAATATCTGACTGATTTGAACGGGACAAGGGCGTATAAAGAAGTCTATAGAAATGTAAAAAATGATGCGACAGCAGCAGCAGCAGCTTCGAGATTGTTAAAAAACGTTAAAGCAAAAGCCTATATTGCTGAACGAATGAAAGAGATCCAGACCGAGAAGACAGCCGACCTTGAAGAAGTGATTCGATTCTTCTCTTCCGTCATGCGTGGAGAAGTAAAAGACCAGTTCGACCTCGACGCTACTATTTCCGATCGACTGTCTGCCGGACGTGAACTCATGCGTTGGTATGAGAAAGCCGATGGAGAAGAAAAAGAAACCGGTGGAATCACGATCATAAATAACATTCCGAAACCGGAGGGAGCAGATGGGGGAGATTAAGCTTACAGATGTGATAGCTCCGGCTTTTTACGGCGTACATTGGGACATCATAGATGGAAAGCATACGTATTATGATTTGTCTGGCGGTCGAGGTTCGACTAAATCGTCTTTTGTCGGTACAGAGATACCACTTGGAATGATGCAAGACGCAGTAAATGGCATACATTCAAATGCGGTGGTGTTCCGAAAAGTCGGGAATACATTAAGAGAATCGGTATTTGAACAAATCGCATGGGGAATAGATGCACTTGGAGCATCGGACGAATGGACATCAAGCCTAAGTCCTATGCAGTATGTGTACAAGCCAACAGGACAGAAGATAATCTTCCGTGGATTGGATAAGGCGAAAAAGACGAAATCCATAAAGATTAGCAAAGGATATTTTAAGTACCTATGGTTTGAGGAATTGGACGAATTTGCCGGAATGGAAGAGGTACGAATGACACAACAGTCTGTTCTTCGTGGTGGCGAAAAATTCGTTGTTTTTAAATCGTTCAATCCACCGATCAGCAACAGCAACTGGGCGAATAAGTATGTAGCAGAGCCGAGAGCAGACAGCTTAAGACATAAGAGTGACTATAGATCTGTTCCGGTAGAATGGCTAGGGCAACAATTCATCGATGATGCTGAGTATCTGAAAAAAACCAACCCGAGAGCTTATGAGCATGAATATCTTGGAATCCCTGTAGGACTTGGCACAAATATCTTTGAGCTATTGGAGATTAGAGAGATTACAGATGAAGAGATAAGTAGGATGCAATCTATTTACCAGGGCGAGGACTGGGGATGGTTCCCGGATCCGAAAGCGTTTTTACGTGTTGCTTATGTTCCGAACCAACAGAAAGTATACGCACTGGACGAATTGGGCGGTTGCAAAATAAGGAACAGCGAGATGGCACGACAGATCAAAGAAAAGGGATATGATGATTGCGCTATTTATTGTGGAGTGGATGAAGAAGAGAGTATTGTTGACTTCCGGGATGCCGGACTTCCGGCACGTAAAGCAATCGTGACACCGGGTAGCCGAAAGTATACGTTTGAGTGGTTACAATGCCGTACATTGGTGATTGACCCAAGACGGACACCAAGACTGTACAAAGAGGTTATAGAGTATGAGCATGAGCGAGACGGCAATGGTGAAGTGATAGCAGATTACCCGGACGGTAACGACCACTGGATTGATGCGTTGAGGTATGCTACCAGTCCAATATCAATGAGGCGTGGACAGAGTGCGTAGGAAAAGGTGAGCAGATGGGAATTATAGACAAAATAAAGGCGGTGTGGGATAAAATGTTTGAGGCAAACGATGCAAAAAAAATATTCGGAATAGAAACGTGGCGGTCATCTGATATGGATACTGCCCTGTCGAAGTACAAAGACATGCGATCTGGTATTCCGTATTGGTGTACCGGGAGGATAAAGCCAACAAGGTTTTCAAACGTGATTTGCCGTGAGATAGCAAACCTCACACTGTTCAATGCGGATATTCAGATTACAGGGAATGATGAACTGCAAAAGAGATTTGATAGCGTAATGAACACATTGCAGGAGAAACAAGAGGAAAGCTGTGCGACCTGTGGAATGATGATCAAAAGTAATGGTGATGATGTAGAATTTTTAGATCCGGATTACTTTCTGATTACAGACACCAACACGGACGGGGATGCGTTAGCAGCTGTCTTTTTCTCTTACCTTAAGAAAAACGACAAATACTACACAAAAACAGAGTATCACAGATTTGAGGATGTCGGACTGGAACGTGTATACCATATATCCAGTAAGGCTTTTAAATCAGACAACAAAGATATGATCGGTACAGAGATCACGCTTGGCAGGGTGGATGAGTGGAAAGACATTGAGCCGGAAGTGTACGTACATGGGTTAGAATATCCACTGTTCGTCTACTGGCGCAATCCTTACGCAAATGCAATTGACAAGGAATCCCCATTGACAGTCCCGGCATTTTCGGAGTGCATCGAGGAATTGAGATGGCTTGACATTGCATTAAACATGATGGGGGATGAAACAGAAGATAGTAGGCATATTACTTACGTACCACAGACAGCTATCGAATATGCAAATAATCACTCTATTGAATTGCCAAGATTTATTCAAGGAATCGAAATGGGAACGAACGAAGATAGCATCAAAGAGCACTCCCCAACATTATTAGTAACTGAGCGTGTAGCCGGTATTAACTTCTTGCTGTCCATCATCGGATATAAATGCGGATTTTCAAACGGATACTTCTCTTTCGACAAGAATCAGGGCATCCAGACGGCAACACAGGTGGAATCTGACGATAGACGTACACTGCAAACCATCCAGGCGTTTCGCAACATTCTGGATGGGAAAAACCATGATGGCATATTACACAGAATCATCTATATCCTGTATGCTGTCGGCACAGCAAACGGAACTATCCCGGCAACGAGTTACCAAACAGCATGCGATTTTGAAGACCTTGTATACAACTTAGAGGATGATCGCTCACGGTGGTGGAATTATGTTTTACAGGGCATAGTTCCGGCATGGATGTTTTTTGTGAAATTTGAGAACATGACCGAAAGTGAAGCGAAAGCAATGATAAAAGAAGCACAGGAACAGAACAAGCCGGACAGCGGATTGTTTGGCGAAGAATAGGGTACAACACATACCTTATTCTTTCGTAAACTTAAGAAAAAGGAGTGATATTATGTTTAAAAATTGCGTATTAAAACCAAACGTAAACACTGTTAAATGGTTGAAAGCAACAGGCATAAGATGTGTTAAGACGATGGCACAGACCGCACTTGGATTTGTGATCGTTGGAAAAGGAATCTATGAAATTGATTGGAAGTATGCAATCGGAGTAACAGCCGTAGCCGGAGTGGCAAGCTTGCTTACATCTGTAGCAGGCATCCCGGAAGTGGAGGGGGAATAAAGATGGCAACAAGTACTATTAATATTATTGTAATTTGCGTTTTTCTGCTTCTGGTAACGAAGATTCCAAACAGAAAGGATAAGTAATGCTTACACCGGAATATCTATTCCATGTGACCGAGGGTGCGGAAAAGATAACATCGGATATGCATAAAAACATCATGGACATGATCGTTGAGCGCATAATTGCGCGTATAGGTCGTGGGGAAGATTATCTTCTTACGGCTACGGACAGGTGGCAGATACAGGTATTACAGGAATCCGGCTACTTACTGGAAGACATACAAAAAGAGATTGCTGACAAAACGAAAAAGCAAGAGAGAGAGCTTAAAAGCGCATTCGAAGAAGCCGGTATAAAAGCTATCGAGAGAGACGATGCGATATATAGGGCGGTAGGCCTATCACCTACGCCATTGTTGCAATCTCCGGCATTACTAAGAATACTGGAAAGAGATTATAACGCTACGTGTGGAGAATGGAGAAACCTTACACGAACAACGGCAGATGAAGCGCAGAAGTTGTTTTTGAAAGAGGTTGACACAGCTTACCGCATGGCATCAAGCGGTGCCATATCATATACACAGGCCGTCAGAAATGCTGTTGACAGGATGATAAAGCAAGGCGTTAAAGTGTCGTATCCATCCGGTAGAGAAATGAGCATTGAATCAGCCACAATGATGACTGTCCGAACAGCTATAAGCCAGTGTACCGGATCAATCGCACTAAAGCGAATGGAAGAATTGGAATGGGACACCATCTTGGTATCTGCACATGTGGGAGCACGAATTGGTGATGGCGGTAACAATCCAACGAACCACTTTTGGTGGCAAGGAAAATTCTATTCCCGGACAGGCAAAGACAAGAGGTTCCCGGACTTCCGAACATCAACAGGCTACGGAACGGTGACCGGTTTGTGTGGCGTGAACTGCAGACACTCTTTCGGATCCGGTGACGGTGAAAACAATCCATATGCGGATATTAACCTGTCGAGCGAAGACAATATCAAAGCGGAAGAGCGTGCGAAAAAGCAACGGCTTATGGAAAGACGCATTCGCAACAACAAGAGAGAGATTCAGAATTTGCAGACTGCTATAGATGCGAGCGGAGATGATAAGCTTAAATTCGAATTGCAACAAATGTATGACCGCAAATCAGCGGTACTCAGACGGCAGAATAAGCAGTATCGTGATTACTGCAAAGAAAATGACCTTAAAGAATATTCGGAACGGCTACGGGTAGCACAGTGGGATAGGTCACAGGCTGTGAAATCAGCAAAAGCAGCACAGAGATATCTTAATGCGAAAGGTGATGTAAAATGAGTGGATTGACAAGAATGGCAAAAATGTGCAGAGAGTGTCCGTTTAAGGACAGGTGCAAGAATAAGCGGTTGGAGAAAGAAGCGTATCTTACACCTTTTACCTCACCGATTATTGAAGATATGGCATCACCTGTATTAAAGGCTCATGATTACAGAAATGTAAAGGTCGCAGAAAACACGACAATCACTATTGATGTAGAGGAATTGAAAGAGAGAATGCGAAAAGAGATATACAGGCAAGCCGGAATCGGATTGAATTATGGAGCGTAACACATGGAATTAATAACACAGATACTTGCTATATGCGGTGCTATATCTGTTGTCGGTGGTGCTGTTGCGGTGCTTTCCGGGTGGTACAAATCATGGAAAGCACCAAAAGAAAAACAAGACAACCGTATAGAGCAGATTGAAAAGCGAATAACGAACATTGAAACATCTATCACAGGGATTAATCAGAAACTTGATAACGATTATAAGAACATAAGGAATACGAGGGATGATATGAATCTATTAATGAGAAGTATGTTTAATTTGATCGAAAACAAAATCACAGGGAATAACATTGAGGGTTTAAAAAAAACTCGGGAAGAGCTTGTAAATGCTATGACGGACAAGAAACCAAAGGAATTATGAAAATATACTCTTTTACACGACCAGAACTTGACTATTTTGAATTAGAATGCAACTTCACATCGGATGAATTAAAACTGTTCCGGCTTCGTGCTAAAGCTATGCCTTTAGAGGACTGTGCAGAACAAATGAATGTGAGTGTGTCTACGGTCAAGAGATTGAGTAGAAGAGTAAATGATAAGATTGAAAGGGTGGTATAGGAATGAACTTCGGAGAAGCCATAAAATGCATGAAAAAGGGAAAGAAAGTTACACGCAATGTATGGAAAGAAAACTTTTTTAATGGAAGAAAACAGTTTATTTTTATTGGAAAAAACAAAGGTTTAACAACAGAAACGTTTCTTCCAATTCCACCAGAAGATGAACACTTCTCGGACTGCATTATGAGTTACACAAGAAAAGGGAGCTTTCAGCCGAACTGGACACCAACACAAGAAGATATGCTTGCGGAGGATTGGGAAATGTATCCGGCAGAGGAAACGGTAGTCGATGAAACGCCGAACATTACTGCAGATGAAATGATTGATCTCAAAAACCGTATCGGGTGGAATATTAAATTTTATTCTACCGGGGAAACAATTATTTCTGAACACATGGACTATCAAAAACTCTTAACCGGGGCAGAAAGTACATATCTGCTGTCGTTTGCTGTTCCGAAAATGAAATTAAATGAATCAATGAAATTGCCGGATGAATGCCGGAATGTTATTGTTTCAGGGATTTTGTTCCAAGCGTATATTGCCAGGAATGTTTCCAATGATACACTTCGGCTTATAACCAAAAGTGCCTTATCCGAAAAAGAATTTTACACAATTATAGGATTAAAGAGGTGATTACATGATACCTAAAATTTTTAAAATAAGTGGATATCTCATAGACCCGACAGGAAGACTTGAACCACACCACATTAAGGCAAAAATGCTTTACGGATGCGGATTTCCACTTGTAGGACAGCAAATTCACGTACAGAAAGCAGAGATTAAGAAGTTGGATGAAAAACATCCACTCATGCAAGAGAACTGTGATTTGGCAGAATGTGAGAAGTATTTCAATGACGAACCGCCGACAGTGAGCAATAGAAAAGTTGAACCAGGACAGGTGTACAGGCACTTCAAGGGCAAGACAGTGAAAGTCCTGTATATTGCACAGGATAGCGAAATGCCGGGACAGTTCAAGGTAGTCTATGAATGTTCTAATGGCGTGTGGTGCAGACCTTACGGAATGTTCGTAAGCAAAGTAGACAGAAAGAAATACCCGGATGCGAAGCAGAAGTACAGATTTGAGTTAGTGGAGGAATAAATGCAAAAAGTAAATATTCTTGGAACGGAATACGAAATAATTAGAGAAGCGTTTGAAGAAGAAACGATTGATGGCTTTTGCGATTACACAGCGCATGTAATCAAAATCAGAAACAATAATGTAAACGAAGTTGGTGATTTTGAAAAGCTTATGAAAAAGCAATTAAGGCATGAAATCATACATGCTTTTCTTGCTGAAAGCGGATTACAGGCAAACTTTGAACATTATAAACAGTTTGGGCATGAAGAAACAATCGTTGACTGGTTTGCTATTCAGTTTCCTAAAATTATGAAAGTATTTAAAGAATTAGAAATTCTGTGAAATGAGGGGGTAAAAACGTGAAAGTCTATGTGATTACAAGCGGTGAATATTCAGATTATGGAATAGATGCAGTGTGCCTAGATAAAGATAAAGCTGAACAGATTTGTGCAACGATAAATGATGGTTTGATTAGAGCAAAACTATATGGAGATACGGCTTCTATAGAAGAATATGACACTGATGAATATGAGATAGACAGTGATTGGGCTATTGGTAATCTATATGTATTGCATGCAAAATATAACAAGATATCCAAGCAATATATGTATGAACCAATTCTTACATTTATGAGAAAAGATATTACTTTTGAGAAAATAGGAGATGAAGTACATGTTGAAGCAACGTTTCCGATTGAAATGAATAGAGAAAAAGCGGAGAAAATTATGCGTGATGAATTGGAAAAGTGGAAAGCCGGACAGGAGGATTTATTATGATTTTTAAAGAAGCGTTTGAATTAATGAAACAGGGTGCGAAAGTAAAATTGCCGGGATGGAACGGATACTGGTGTTGGAATAATGATAAGCAGACGATTATGATTCATTGCAGACCAAAGGATTCCGACAAAGGACAGGGAGATGTTCTTGATATCCGTGAAACGCAGAGAGTGGAATATACTTTTATGCACACGCAGAGGGATGACTGGATGATTGCTGATGAAAAGAATTGCGGTGCTCTTGGCGGTCGGTCAACATTTGGATTTGGTGATGCTATCCGTTATCTGAAAAGAGGACTTAAGGTAGCTCGTAAAGGTTGGAATGGTAAAGGAATCTATCTGGAAATGTATTCGCCAGAAGTCAATCTTGAAACTATTGCAGAAGCAGTGCATAACGCATGGTGGGAAGAAAAGAAAAAACAGGGAGTTACAGATCACCCGGATATGATTCCGTATTCTGAACTAAGTGAAGAGGTGAAAGAATACGACAGAGTTACAGCAAGAACAACCATTGAAGCATTCAATTATATGACGCATTCGTTCATATATATCAACACTACTGGATTACAGACAGAAAATCCTTATGCGCATAAAAATAAAGTGCCGTGGACACCGTCTCAGACAGATATGCTTGCAGAAGATTGGATGTTTGTGGAATAGGAGGATTAATTATGATTATTACAGGAATGGATCACTTTCAGAGTGTATGTAAAAAGAAACTTGTTGAATGGTATCAGAAGAACAGGCCGGAGACACCAATTGATTTAAGCAATGTATTTATCGTTTGGTCATGTAAGACATTGCAGAATTACAAGTGTCTTGCATCAACTACAGTCAGTGGTGATGGAATCTATGCTGAGTACACATATAACGGGGATAAACAGGAACTGTATGAAGATGTGTACAAGAAACTGACAAATACCTGTCATACGACAGAATGATAAACATTCTGTGAACAGGATTGATTATAAAAATAAGTGATACTTTTTAGGCAGTCCTGCAGGACTGCCTAAAATGCTTTATTAAATCATTATGCGTGTTTCGTTTTCGCCCTCGTAATTGTCTTCCGCTTCTTCCGCTTCTTCCAGGCTTGAGCAGATCGCTATTGTTTCATAGCTAGGTATTTCAACGACTTCAATTTTCATCTCTGTGCTTTCTAATGTGTCAATAAAATCTGTCTGCACAAATTTGTTTTCGTCTTCGTCATATTCAAATTCATTTTCTTCAATTACATACTCTTCAACCTTGTAGAATGTCATTCCGTGGTAAGAAAATTTGCTAACATCTGTTTTACGTTTTGCAAGTTCCTTTTTCGCTTCCTCCAGTGTATCGAATGTTTTTATATATTCCGGCGAATCGTCAAAAGCCGTGCATCCTTCTTCAATTTCTTTTCTATCTTTATACTTAATTTCTGCCGTTCTTTTTACTAAATCATATTTTTTCATTTTTCTTTCCTCCTTGCTTTCAATGGTGACTTGTAAGCTGTGCTCATTACAAGTATTATTATATTATATGTGCGTAATATTGTCAATAATTATATGTGCGTTATTTCAATATTTTTTCAAGCTCATCTAATTTTGAAAGGATAGTGTCCCGGATGAATGCGCTATTGCTTTTATCAAGTCCTAGCTTTTCTATCCTTTCTTTTGTTCCTTTTGGAAATACTATATTAAGCCTATAGTTGTTTTTTTCGTAATTTCTAACAGCCTTTTGGCGTGCTGCTTTCTGTTTTTCTGTATATTCCGTCATTGTTGCACCTCCGCATTATTTTTCTACATTATATCATGCGTGCGTAATTAAATCAATAAATATGTGCGTAATATTTGTGCATTATATAAACATAGCAACGAGATAAAAGAACAACATAAAATATTAAATGATACTTTTTAGAGACTTTAACGAACTGTTAAGGTCTCTTTTTTATGCGTAAAATGAAATCATAGAGAACAAGAATATTAATTTACAGGAGGTATGAGTATGAATCCATATATGTCATATACACCGTACATGCCACAGGATGCTTTTATGCAAGACCAGATGGCATTGCGACAGAGAATAGACAACTTATCACAGGCTCAACAGCAATACAAGGCACAGGCACAGCCGAATGTGAACTGGATACAGGTAGCCGGAGTTGACGGGGCAAGGAATCAGATTGTACAGCCGGGAACAACGGCTTGGATGATGGATAACAATGCACCGTATTTCTATGTTAAATCTGTTGACGGTGTGGGAAGTGTTACGTTTAAAGCTTTTGAATTCCATGAGGTACAGGCGAACAATCCACAACCTGTAGTGGAAAACATGGACGCGAAGTACGTAACAAGAGAAGAATTCAATAAATTATTAGATACATTGAAACCTCAGCCAGAAGAACAGAAAGGGGAGCTGACACATGAGTAATCCGTTAATGGGAATGATGGGCGGTATGCCGGGTGGCAATGGTCCATTCGGAATGATTCAAAGAATGATGGGGATGATGCAAAATACACAGAATCCCGGAGCAATGTTGCAGAATATGGCGCAGAGCAACCCGAACATCAAAAAGGCTATGGATATGTGCCAAGGAAGAAACCCGAAAGATGTATTTATGGAGATGTGCCAGCAAAATGGCATGAATCCAAACGACATTATCAATAAAATAAAGTGATATCCGGACGGAGTGCACACGTCTTGATAAATAAAAGAAAAGGAGAACCAACATGAACGAGGGATTAAACACACTTAGTGCTGCCGATGTAGCAGCAGTCACAAGAAACAACGATGGAAACATGTGGGGTGACGGTGGATGGTTCTGGATCATCATTCTTGCTTTCCTGTTTTGCGGTAACGGATGGGGAAACAACAATGGAGCACATGACGCTTTTGTCTCTGACGAATTCGTGAAAAGAGATATCTTTAACACAAATCAGAATGTGTCCAACACAGCTTGCGAGACACAGAGAGACGTATTAGAGAACCGCTATACCACACAGCTCGGCTTGCAGAACTTACAGGCTCAGCAGGCTCAGTGTTGCTGTAACACACAGAAAGAAATCTTACAGAGTAGATATGATGCAGCATTACAGGCACAGAACATGCAGGCACAGATGGCACAGTGTTGCTGTGATATTAAAGAAAGCATCTTAGCAGATGGACAGGCTACACGCCAGTTAATCCAGGATAACACGATTCAGAACTTGAGAGACAAGCTTGCTGATCGTGACAGAGATTTGCAGACAGCATATTGGCAGATCTCACAGGTATCACAGACCAATAACATTATTGATGCAGTGAGACCGACACCAAAACCGGCTTATATGTCTTGCAGTCCATACTTTGCGTATAACGCATTTGGTAATGGTTGCTGTGCAAGTGGGAATGTGATGTAAGTGAATGATATATCACTACTTGACTTTCTGACAGTGTACGGAGTTGCTTTACAGATTGCGAATTTTAACAGTGATCTATCACAGGCAAGTAATTCCGACATCGAAAAACACTTGCACGAACAAGACAGTAAGTACTTTTTGAAAATAATTGAAAACCAAAACAAAATCATAAGCATGTTGGAAGAATCCATATCTACGAAAAAGTAGTCTTGCGAAGATTAAAGAGAGTAGGCATGCGCTTGCTCTCTTTTTTTAAGAAAGGAGAAAAAATATGTTAAATTCTATTGCTAAAAGTGCTCAGACAGTAGCAACAAATCAGAATGTATTATTTACGGAAACAAGAGTGAAAAGCCGTAGATGTGCTTGTAACACAGGGTGGCTTGCACATGACAACGGCAGTGGACTTTTTGAAATCACAAACCGTGGAAATCTGCCAATGGCGGTCGAAGTTGAGTTTAACGGAAACGTTACGGCATCTGCAATAGGAGCGGTAGCGTTATCTATCAAACAGAACGGGGAACCGGTTTCTGGTACGGAAATGGACTATACAGTAGCAACGGCAAATGTGTATCAGAATGTCGGTGCAGCTACATTGATTGCAGTTCCGGCCGGAAGTAGCGTCACTATATTGGTTGGCAACGTTGGTACAGTCGACACATTGGTTAAGGATGCGAATATCATCATTAAAAAGCTCTCATAGAAAAGGGGTGAGTTTCTATGATTGATTTTAAAAGCAACCTAGATGTCAAAACTCCGAAAGAAATCTTTGCCGAAATCAATGAACGGTTTATCGGAGCTGTCATGATGCACGGACAGTTTGCGGACTACTTCGATTTTCTTGGCTTAAAAGGCTTTAAGCGGATGCATGAGTACCAGCACATTGCGGAAAGCTTGGAACGTAGAAAAGTGTGCCGGTATTTTATAAACCATCACAATCAGCTTATTGATGATGCATTTGAGGGAAAAGTGAATGTTATTCCGGATGCGTGGCGAACAGCCAAACGGTTAAGCGTTGGGAAAAGCACAAAGCAGAAAGCCGTAGAAGATGGATTTGTTGAGTACCACAATTGGGAATCCGAAACAAAGGAAGTGTACGAACAGTACGCACACACGCTAAGAGAAAACGGTCATGTGGCTGATGCTATGTTCGTGGAATGTTTGGTAGAGAATGTAAGCGAAGAATTAAAAACTGTAGAATGTATGATTAACGACCTCATATCTACCGGATACGACATGGTATACATCACAGAAATCCAATCGGAGATTCACGACAAATACAAAAAGAAAATGAAAGGAATCGGGGTGTAATAAATGAGCGAGATAAAAAAGATTTTGGAAGAACAGCTTGAACGTGAGAAAGCATCTGCAAAGAAAGACTTAAATATGTCTAACTTACAGGCAATGTACATGATTACATCTACATTGTGCAATATGAAATCTTTGGAATGTGAAAGCGTACCGGGGATGATTGCGGATGCATCAGAAAACCTTATCAAGAAGTACAGTAACGGAAAGTACGATAAAAACATTGATGCACTATATGACCAGTATATTATGGCGAAAGAGATGTATCAACAGAACGGAGATCAGGCACACAGAGACAAACTAATGGAAAGTGTCGGTAAACTTATGGTAGAAGTGTACGACATGCTTTCATCTATGGTGATGGATTCAGATTTTGCAGAAGAACGGAAAGAGATTCAAAGGCAAATCAAGAAGCTTGCGGAAATGTAAAAACATGGGTACGGAGTGCTATATATATTAATGTTACGATATATACGGTGAATCACATAGGACATTTTCTTTTCTTGCTTGATACACCTCCTTTCAATAAAGCCTAATAGCGGAATGCTGATTAAAGGGCGGTCAAACGCCCGTTAGGCTTTCCCTTAAGGTTGCGGACTTAAGGAACCGTCATCTTATGTTACCTCCTAAAAATATAATATGATAAATTTTCATTCCGCAAAGGGTAGTGCACAGTATGGTGCTTGGATTCATGTCCGGCTATCCTTTTTCTGTATAGAGTTAGTTACGGAACAATATGCAGATTGACCGTCAAATAGCCGTAACAGTGGTTGGAACTGTATAGAGGGAACACTTACACCAACCACTAACGGGATATAGTTCAATGGTAGAACGCAGACGCTTTTAACGTCTGAGAATGGTGGTTCAAATCCACTGACCCCGATTAACCTAGGCCGAGGTTTAGAAGCCTTAATCTCAACTGCTGACGAAGCAGTACCAAATAACGTAGGGAGGATATGCAACTATGAAAAACATTTTACAGATTATTGCTGATGCCGGTCTGAAAGTTACGGACGAGCAAAAGGCAACAATTGAAAATGCGGTGAAAGATAACTACAAGACGATTGCTGACTATGATAAGCAGACACGAAAAGTAGAAACTCTGACACAGGAACGTGACAACTTTAAAACACAGTATGAAACAGCGAAAGAGACTTTGGATGGGTTCGAGGGAAAAGACTTCGATGCGATCACAAGAGAACGTGATGAGTGGAAGACGAAAGCTGAGAATGCAGAAAAAGAATGGAAAGACAAGCTTGATGCCAGTGAAAAAGAGTACAACCGGAAGATTGAAGAAAGAGATTTCAATGACGTTCTGACAAAGGCTCTTGCGGGCGAGAAATTCAGTTCTGATTTCGCAAAAACAGGGATCATAAACATGATTAAAGACAAGGGTCTGAAACGTGAGGGCGAAAAGATTCTTGGACTTGATGATTACATGAAAGAGCTGAAAGAATCTCAGAAAGACGCTTTCGTGACGGATGGCAAGACACCACCGGTATTCACGACACCTACAGAAAAAGGTGGAAGTGAACCGAAAGCAGAGCCGTTTGTTCCTGGAACTGTTTGGTAAAACCATACTGTGAACCGGCTATTAATAGAGGATAGTCGTTGACCTTAAAGAATTAGAGGAGAACAAAAATGGCAGACACAACAAGAATTACATCGTTAAACATGTTACTTGACCCAACCGGAAAAATGCTTCTTGCAGAAGAGTACGGAAAGGTCATTGAAAACGTTCAGAAGAACACTATTTCTGGAAAAATGAAGAATACCGAGCTTTCCGGTGATCCGTCTGCCGGAACCGTAGAAGCAAAAAGATTCGCAAATGCGACATCTAAGAATTACGGAACCGCCAGAGGTGCATCTAAAGGTGATGGAGTAAAAGGAAAGCCGGTTACGATTCCGATTGATGTAGATAAGGAAATCGTAGAAGAGGTTGAACAAAAAGACGTATCTCTTCTCGGAGTAGAGGGACTTATTGCAAAAAGAACAGCAAACCATGCGCTTAGAATGATCGCAGAACTCGACACTGAGTTCTTCAAAGTTGCCGGAACAGATGCGACAGAAGTTGATCTGACAGGTATTACAGCTATTGAGGAACAGGCTGAAACAATGATTCAGCAGTGCGAAACAACTAAAAATGAGTATGTGGACGGAGTACCACGTTCTATGATGAACATGATCTGTACACCGAAATTCTACGGAAAAATCCGCACATATCTGGACAAAGTTACAGTGCCGGGCGTTGGCGTGGCTGATGAAGAATTTTACGCTTATCATGGTGTAAAAACATTCTCATGCGTACACATGCCGACAGACGTTGATGTGATCGTGATGGTGGATGGAGCAATCGCACAGCCTGTTAAATCCACACCATACAGTGCTGAGAAGATTCCTCTTTCAGAAGCATATGGCATTGAACTCTTCTACCATTACGGAACAAAATCTGTAATGCCTGACCTTATCTTCAAGAACAAGAAAGGTGAGTAAACATGAGACAGTTCGAAGACTTGGAAACGGGCAGAACCTTATCAACTGATCATGAAATGAGTGCTCAGTTGATGGAGAATAACCCAAAAAAATATAAAGAGATCAAAGGCGGGAACAAAGGCAGAAAATCTACTGCAAAAGAAGATCAGAAGTAGCAGGAGGAACATTATGGCATACACAGATTATGAATTTTACAAAAGCAAATTCTATGGTGATACTGTGCCGGAAAGTGACTTCCCCAAATATGCAGAGCGTGCCAGTGACCGCATAGACCAATATACTTTCGACCGCATTGTAGACGGACTTCCAGATAATGAGCGAGTTAAAACGAAAGTACAAAAGGCTGTCTGTGCGGTTGCTGATACCATGTATCAAATTGATCAGATTAAAAAAGCTTCTATGGACACCATAGGAACTATACAGAGAGAAGATGGGACGGTCGTTAATAAGGCCGTCTCTTCTGTTTCATCGGGGAACGAAAGCATCTCCTATGTTACTGGAAGTAATATAAGTAGCAATGTGTATGCTCAGGCATCTGTGGATAAAAAAGTGGAAAATGCCTTGTTGCTAAACGTTGCTACAGAGTATCTTGCCGGAGCAACCAACGACAAGGGAATTTGCCTTTTGTATGCCGGATTGTGAGGAAAGCGTGTTAAGAATCATCAATAAATTGTTTTGCAAACATAAAAAGAAAATCCATGCCGGAACGTATCTGGAAGATATCGGAAATGGGATAAAAGAAACAAGGCACATATGGAAGTGTGAAAAATGCGGTAAGAAGTTTTATTAACGAGAGGTGATACCAATGTATGACAAAACCATAACTGTATTCAACAAATATGTGAATCAAAAGGATGAAATATTTTGGTATCCGACCGTAATTAAAGGTGTTCAACTCATTGTTGATAAATCCGCAAACATCGAAAAGACAGGACTTGATACGGCTGACACGGCAACGCTACATGTTCTATATCACATGGTATCCAATGAAAAAGTAGTATCTAACAAAAAGTATCTTGAGCCTAAAAAATGGGCGAAACAAATTAACGATACACTTGGACATACCGTCACATTTGCAAGCGGTGACTTTTTCATTGATGGCGAACATGATGAAAAGATGATAGCAGACGAAGACTATCAGAGCCGGAGAGACGGTGGCTTTTATGATTATATGAACAAAAATCACGACAATGTATTCTTAATCACCAATGTCGGAACATACACACTTATCCCACATTTTGAGATAGGGGGAAAGTAAATGTCGCGTAGCAGAATGTTCCATTTTCCGAATATTTCAATAGTTGAAGCTGACATCAAAGTGAATGTGAATCTTGACCGATTCGAAAAGCAATTCCAAGATGCTCAGCTTTGGTTAGATGAACAGGTATGGACAGGCACAAAAAAGTATATTCCACAAAGAGACGGGATGATGATTGATACAACCAATACGCAGAATGAAGCCTTAAAAGGTAGTGGAAAAGTTTATGCCGGATATGGTCCTTACGTAAGATATCTGTACATGGGGAAAGTTATGGTAGACCCGGAAACAGGATCACCGTGGGCGAGACCAGGGGCGAAAAAGGTGGTAACAGACCGTGATATTCAGTTCTCAAAGGAACCAAACCCTTTTGCAACAGATCATTGGTTTGATGATGCTAAAGATGAATTTTGCGATACATGGGTAAAAGGAGTGAAGAAACGTGCAGGCGGTGGATAGTAAAAAAACAGTGAAATACGATGTTGACGGATATGACATTGTAACAAATGCACTTAAAGATTTGTTGAATCAGTATCCGGGATTAGAAACCGGAGAAGTGTTTAAATTCTCCACTCTGAAAGAAGATGATGGAATAGCATTTTATCCGGTATCTGGCGCAGTGATTGCACAGGAGAAAAAATCGGTAACAGGCAAGGTGAATCAGCTTTGCAACTACCCATTCTATATCGTGTACAGGACATCCCGTGATTCTCCGAATATGAAAGCGGATATCAAGGAATTTCTTGATAGTGTAGGTAAATGGCTGGAACGACAAGCAGTCGTGATTGATGGCGAAAAGCATAAGCTTACATCTTACCCAACACTTACAGAGGAACGAAAAATAGAAGAGATTACACGAATCACACCATCATATCTTGACAAAACCTATGAAAACAACGTGCAAGACTGGGTGATTAGTATGTCTCTCAAATACAGGAATATATTCAGAAGAACTAATTAACCGGGCATCAATAAGAAATGCTCGCTGACCGTAAAAAATTAACGGTAGAAAGGAAAGATAATATGGGACAGTTAAATCGTGAAGCATTAGCGCACTATTTAGACACCACGTTCAAAAAAGTCTTAGAATCCGCAGAGTTTGAAGTTATCGGAGAAGACATTGAAGAAATGTCTGTCGAACTCAACCCGGATACATCGACCAAGAAAACGATTCTTGGCAAGACAAAAACAACAGACAACGGGTATGAGCCGTCCATTAGTGCAGACCCGTTCTATGCGGATCCGGATTCAAAATTATATCCACACATTAGAGACATTGCACTTGACCAGTTAAAAGGTGATGCTTGCAAAACACTGATGCTTGAAGTGATCGTGGAAGACACAAGCGCAACGAATCATCTTGCCTATGTACAGGAAGTACTCGTAAAACCTCAGAGCTACGGTGGTGACACAGCCGGAGTAAATATCCCATTCAACATTTCGTTTGATGGTGATAGAACAAAAGGCTATGTAACAGCTGAATCACTTAAAACAGGAAACCCGAAGTTTACGGCTGGTACGATACCGGCAAGCGTAAATTCACTGGCTGATTAATTCTGAAAGAGGTGTGTCTTATGAGCAATAAAATGATTAAGCCGTCCAATGAAAACAAAATCATCATTGATGATGGTTCAAAGTCCTATACTATCGAGAACAAAAAAGGAAAAAAACTTGGTGTGTTTGAGTTTCGTCCATCAGATACAAATATCGTAAACCGACTGGATGAAGTGATCGAATTTTTCAACACTTACAAAATGCCGGATGGCGAAGACGGAGTATCAAAAGCAGAGAAAGAGATTGTGGAAAAAATATCCTACCTCATCAATGCAGATGCGGGAGAATCCTTTTTCAAGATTCTTGGGGCGTTTTCAGCATTGGAAAATGGGGAACTGTATGTAGAAAATGTTCTCAATGCAGTTGCAAAAGTAATTGAGAGAGAATTTCATCACAGATCAAAAAAGGTACAACGTCGCATGAACAAATATGTGGCAAAGTACCATAACTAATGTATGCGTGGAAACTTCCCGCTTCCTTAGATGTTAATGGCAAAGAATATCGGATACGCACAGATTTTCGTGTGATATTGGATATTCTTTCTGCTATGAACGACCCGGAGATATTTGAACCCGATATGACGGAAGAAGAAAAAAATCAAGAGCGTGCGCTTACGCTTTTGCAAATTCTGTATATTGATTTCGACAGCATGAACCCGAGAGACTATGAAGAAGCCATGAAAAAAGGCGGGGAATTCATAGATTGCGGATTCAAAGAAGACAGCAAAAAGCCAAGACCGCAGTTGATGGATTGGGAAAAAGATGCTCCTGTTGTCATCCCGGCCATTAACAAGACCATAGGAAAGGATGTGCGTTCGGAAGAATATATGCATTGGTGGACATTCCTTGGTGCATACATGGAAGTCGGAGAAAGCACATTTTCCACTATTGTCAGTATAAGGGACAAAAAAAGAAGAGGGAAAAAACTGGAAAAGTGGGAAGAAGATTATTATAAAGAACACAAAAACATGGTTGATCTAAAGACCAAAACACAGGAACGTAGCGAAGCCGAAAAAGAAGAATTAAGAGAACTTTTCGGGTTCAAGAAGAAATAACCGGACATCAATTGAAGATGTTCGCTGACCGTAAAAAATTAACGGTAGAAAGGAATTGCTATGGCACAGGCAGACGGTAGCATTATTATTGATACCGAAATCAACTCGGATGGTATGAGTGCCGGTGGCAGAGAGATAGAATCATCACTGAGAAAAATGGCGAATGAACTGAATGGAGTTAGTGCCAAAACCAAAGCGTCAATAGAGAAACAGATTGATTCGTTCTCAAAACTTAGCCGGGAATATGCTAGGCAATCCGAAAAAGTAGAAGAATTAAAAAGAAAAGTAGCCGAATATGGCAACCAGAAGATTCCGACAGAGGAATACAGGGAAATACAAGCACAGATAGACCAGGCAACAGCAAAGATGAATCAGCTCACAGAAGCACAGGAACGTTTCCTTGCAAATGGTGGGAAGAAGAACTCCAATACTTACAAGAAACAGCAATATGACATTGATGAACTGGCAAATACTATCAAATATGCTGAGGGAGAATTAAAGGACTTAGAAGCAAGTGGCACTGCATTCCGAACGGGAACAGGAACCAAAGAAGCGAAATCCGATATGGAAAAGCTTGCAGCAGCAGAAGATAAGCTCGCAAATATCAACGATCGGTTAAATACGTCTTACAAATCCATAAAAGGGACTGTAGACGAATATAAGTCCAAAACACTTAAAGCTTCAGATGCGAACGATAAAATGAGTTCGTCTGGCAAGCGGGCATCAAAATCCATAAAAGGTGTTTCAAAATCTGCCGGTGGTGCAAGAATGAGCCTTGGACGTATGCTTGGTATGTCCTTGCTTATGAGTGTTGCTTTTCGTGCGTTTTCGGCTGTGATGAGCGGAATCAAAGGAGGATTCGACAACCTGTCTCAGTATTCCAGTGATACAAATAACAGCTTGTCGATGTTGTGGAGCAGTTTGGTGCGCTTGCAAAACTCACTCGCAACAGCATTTGCCCCTATACTTTCCATAGTGGCACCGATACTGTCTAAGTTTATCGACATGATTTCGACAGCTGCAAGCTATGTAAGTATGTTCTTTGCTTTCCTAAGCGGTAAGAAAACATATACGAAAGCTATAGCAGTGCAAAAAGACTATGCGAAGAGTTTGGATAAGACGGCATCCAGTGCAAAGAAAGATGCAGACAGTACAAAAGATGTTGCAGACGCTACAGAGGACGCAACTGACGCTACAGAGGACTATCTTTCGCCGTTGGATGATTTAAACCGATACACGGAACAACAGGATAAAAACAATTCCGGTTCTAAAAATCCATCAAGTAGCACACCGAATACTGGTGGTGGTAGTGGAACGTCACCGATGTTTGAAGAAGTGGCAATTTCAGATATTCCAATCTTGGAAAAGCTAAAGGATATTCTCTCGAAAATATTCAAACCATTTAAAGAAGCGTGGGACAAAGAGGGACAAAATACTATTGATTCTGCTAAATACGCTTTTACCGAATTAAAAAATCTGGTGACAGATGTCGGAAAGAGCATGCTTGAAGTTTGGACAAATGGTACAGGCACAAAGATTTTGGAAACAATTTTGCAAATAACGCAAGGAATTTTTACGACTATCGGGAATGTTGCAAGACAATTAGATGTGGCATGGAACAAAAACAAAGTCGGTACGGCAATTATACAGGCAATTGCTGATATTTTCCAAACAATCTTAGATATTATTAATAAGATTGTTTGGGCAACGGCTGATTGGGCTGAAAAACTTGATTTTTATCCATTGCTTGATTCGATCAGAAATGTTTTGGAAAAATTACAACCATTAATTAAAGTCATTGGTGATTATGTGTACGAATTATACACAACTATTGTATTGCCATTTTTGAAGTGGCTAATAGAAAAAGGATTACCGACATTGATTAACGGAATAGCAGGATTCTTTGACTTTTTAAGCAAGCACTCTTGGATAATTGAATTGATTGGCTCGCTTTTGATTGGTGCGTTTGCTGCCGGAAAAATCACACCATTAATCGCAATGATTATCAATGGAATATCTGGATTGATTTCAATACTTGGCTCTGATGGTCTTATCGGTGCAATTAGTGCGATTATATCCTCGGTTGGAATAATCCCGATTGTAATAACAGCTGTGATTGCAATCCTTGTACTTTTAGCAACTCATTGGGATCAAGTAAAACAGACAATGTTAAATTTTGCCGATTGGCTCAATAATGCGTTTGTAACCGATTGGACAAGACAATTCGGAATTATTGGCGATTACATGAATCTTTTCTTTTCTACTATCAGCAATATCATTGATGGTATAAAACAGATATTTAACGGTATCGTTGAATTTTTTACAGGAGTATTTACCGGCAATTGGAAACAAGCTTGGGAGGGAATAAAAGATATTTTTATTGGCGTATGGAATTTGATGGCAACAATAGTCACCACGCCACTTAATCTGATAAAGACCCTTGTGAACCAAGTTTTTGAATTTATTGAGAAGTTCGTTTTAACACCGTTTTCAAAATTCGTTAACGGAATTTTCAAAACAGACTGGACAAAGGCATTTGGAATCATCGGTGATTACATGAACGGATGGGCGAAAAATATTAAAAATCTCTTTGATTCAGTAAAACAGATTTTTAATGGAATCGTAAATTTCGTTAATGGTGTACTTTCTGGCAACTGGCGCAGAGCGTGGAATGGTATTAAGAATATATTCGCCGGAATATGGAACGCAATGGCAGCGGTTGTAAAAAGTCCGGTAAATCTAATCATCAGCTTTATGAACGCTATGTTACGTGGATTCCAGAGGATGCAGAACGGATTTGCAAGTGCTATGAACCACATGAATATTCGGTTGCCAAAATGGTTGCAGGAGTTTACAGGTTGGAGTTCTGTTGGATTTAATATCGGTTATTGGAGTCCGAACTACATCCCATATCTTGCGAAAGGTGCAGTAATTCCACCAAACAAAGAGTTCATGGCTGTACTCGGTGACCAGAAGAACGGAAACAACATCGAAGCACCGGAAAGCTTAATCCGGCAGATCGTAAGGGAAGAATCCGGCAGTGGACAAAAACAGCGCATTGAAATCCCTGTATATCTGAAAGGAAAGCAGATATATAAAGCAGTGGTAGAAGAGGGAAAAGTAGTAATGTCACAGACGGGTATGAATCCGTTTGAGATGGCGTAGGGGGTGATGATATGGCACAGGAGCATTTAAGATTCGGAACATACACCGCCCCGGACGTTGACGAAGATGGATATACAGTACAACTTGCTACAACCTCTACTGCAAAGTCCGGGAGAACCCCAAGGGGGAAAATGAAGAATAAAGTCATGTTCACAGTGGAATCATACAATGTGAAATGGACGGATATCAGTGCAAAAAAAGCATCTAGCATACTGGCACAAATCGTAAATAAAGATGAATTTGACTTTTTCCATTTCAATGCATACAAAGCTAGGTGGGAAAATGGAAAATTCTATGCTTCGAACTTCAATTTTCCGGTTATCCGGCTCAATGAGGGAGAAGAAAGGTATAACGAATTGAGTTTCCAAGTTACCTGTATTAATCCACTGGTTATATAAATAATTCCGGCTATCGAAAGAGATAGTCGCTGACCTTAATAAGTTAGGGGTAGAAGATGAAAAACGTAAGTGATAAACTCAAAAACATTATAGAAAAAGGCGGTCTGTTCTATGCTTATGCAAAAGTTTTGTTTGCGGACGGAACTGAAATAACATTAGATTCAGAGGATGATTTTTCCATTTCTGACAACGGATATTCGGAATCCGGCGGTGATGATTTACCGCTGGGTTCCGCTCTGTCCAAAACTATCACATTGTCCTTATTCAATGAGGACGGAAGATTTTCAGATTATGATTTCTTTTATTCACAGATCACATTATACACAGAAGCAGACTTGGAAGATGGTACACAGGAAAGAATAAATGAGGGCGTATTTTATGTCACTTCTCCTGTTGCTACCGGAGAAGTTATAGAAATCACGGCTTATGATGCTATGTATAAAGCCAATAAAGAATTTACTTCTCAACTTACCTATCCGGCAACTGCAAGAAACCTGTTGTTAGAAGTCTGTGCGTTCGTTGGAATTACAGTTGCAGATGCTCATTTTAAGAATGAAGATTTTCAAATTCAGAGTATGCCGGAAAAGACAACGGCTCGTAAAATTATTGGATATATTGCTCAAATAGCGGTCGGAAATGCAATCATTAAGAACGGTTCACTTAGCATTAAAAGTTACGATTTTGAGCCACTCAAGGACGTTACAGACGGTACTCTGTACACGGAATTGCCAACACAAAGCGCAAGGTACCATGTTTTATCCGAATATTCGGATTATCCAACGGTAGGGATGAACCCGGTAACGATTACTGGAATCCGAACTACAAAGCGTGTAAACAATGAGGACGTAGAATATCTGAACGGAACGGATGACTATGCATTAACCATAACCAATCCATTAATCACTGGCGTAGAAGAAAAAGCACTGGAATTAATCGGAGATGTGTTGAATGGTGTGACACTGACATCGTTCTCAGGCACATTTTTCCCCTACCCGACCGCAGAAATCATGGATTGTGCCGTTATCGTAGACCAAAACGACAAAGCGTACAAAACAGTGATAACCACACATGATTTTTCCTATCCGGGAGAATCAGAACTGTCTTGCGGTATTAAAGACCCGGAAACAAATAGCAGTACATACTACAGTGAATCTGCCGAGATGTATCACAAAGCACAGGCAGAAGCAAATAAAAATCGCAAAGAAATGGAATCTGCTATTGAGAATTTGCAGACTACTCTTTCCAATGCAAAAGGGATGTACACCAGTAAGGTGCGACAGGCTGACGGCTCTTATATAACATATCTGCATGATAAGCCGACAATGAGTGAATCCGAAAACGTCATCAAGATTACATCCGATGCTGTAGGTGTATCAACAGACGGTGGACAGACCTATCCTTACGGCTTCTTTCTCACTGGTGATTTAGTTGCAAAAGTATTGTATGCTATCGGAATAAATGCGGATTATATCAATACCGGGGCATTAACTATCAGGGACAAAGATGGCAATATCACGTTTTATGCAGATACTGAAACAGGCCGTGTGGATATCCGTGCGGAATCGCTTGCCATCGGTGGACAGACACTTGAAGCTATCGCAAACATAGCTGTCAAAAAGTTTGTTGACAATGTATACACAAAAGATATCAATAATTTGAAAGACCAAGTTACAAACAAGATTGAAACATGGTATCAGCCTACCGACCCGGCGGTTAACTGGGTTGGAATCACAGAAATACCTTGGTGTGATGTGGATGGAAATGCGATTCTTGACATAGACGGGAATGAAATGTATCTCTACTTCGAGGAAACCAAAGCATCTCATATCGGTGATTTATGGAAGAATACAACCACAAATGAAGAGTACCGATATTCAGAATCCGGCGAGTGGGTGAAAATGCCTGTACCGGATGCGGTGTTTGATGAAATTGACGGAAAAGCACAGATATTCATTAATACACCGTCTACACCATATAGTTCCGGTGATTTGTGGTTTGACAGTTCCACATCTGATATTATGACGTGCGTAAAAAGCCGTGAGACAGGAGATTTTACCTCTTCCGACTGGGAAAAGCGTAACAAATACACAGATGATTCTGGCTTGAATGATTTTATCACAGCGACCTACGACCCTATCATTGCACAGATACAGGCACGTCTGGACGGGCAGATTGAAAACTGGTTTTACGATTATGAGCCAACCATGCAGAATTACCCGGCATCCGAATGGACAACCGAGACAACCAGGAAAGAGCATGAGGGAGATTTGTTTTATTGGAAGTCCAAAGGATATTCGTACCGCTTCACGCAAGAAGATGCTACCGGCACTTGGAAATGGCAGTTAATACAGGATACCGATATTACAAAAGCATTAGCAGCAGCGGAAAAAGCACAGGATACCGCAGACGGAAAACGAAGAGTATTTGTTGTACAACCGGCACCACCTTATGATATCGGTGACCTTTGGGTTCAAGGCGGTGACGGGGATATCATGAGATGCAAGACCGCACGTTCTGAATCTGCCACATTTTCTGAAACAGATTGGGAAAAGGCATCTAAATACACGGATGACACAAAGGCGAATGAAGTTAAAAAAGAACTTGACGCACTCGGAGAAGACTTACAGACACAGATTGACGGTAAGATTGAGACATATAACCAGTCTGTTAATCCGTCCGGAGCATGGACTACTGACGAACTGAAAGCAAATCACAAGGGAGATTTGTGGTATAACCCGGATGAACAGAAAACAAAGAGATGGAACGGCTCTGCATGGGAGGAAATGCCGGATGCTGATGCAATAAGTGCAAATAACCTTGCTATGACCAAAAAGCGTGTATTTGTTACCACACCATTTCCACCTTACGACGTTGGGGATTTGTGGGTCGGTGATGATACGTCAGACTTAAAACGATGCGTGACAGCTAAGAAAGATGGCGAAAAGTATAGCGTAGGTGACTGGATTAAGGCTGTTAAATATACCGATGATACAACCGTTGAGAATTTTATCAATATAACTTATGCAGAAGATGTTGAAAAAATCAAAGAACAGCTCGACCAAAAAATTGAAACATGGTATCAAGATGAAGACCCGGCTCTTTCTTGGACAGCAGTAGAAACAACTGCATGGTGTGACGTGAACGGAAACAAGATTCTTGATGTGAACGGGAATGAAATCTTACTTGTCACAGAATCAGAAAAAGCCATGCATGAGGGAGATTTGTGGCACACCAAGACAGGGAATAAAGAATACATCTATCAGAGCGGACACTGGGTTGAATCCTCTATCCCGGATGAAGTATTTGATAAAATTGACGGGAAAGCATCTATCTATGTCACACAGCCAAAGCCACCTTACGATGTCGGTGACACATGGTTCACAGGTACGGATATAAAAGTTTGTTCGACCGCAAGAGCAAGCGGAAACTTTGACGCTTCGGACTGGGGAAAGAAAGATAACTATACGGATGATTCCACGGTAAATGATTTCATTCAGAATACCTACGACCCGAAGATAGAAGATATCCAGGCACAGATTGACGGTAAAATTGACACCTATTTCTACGATTACGAGCCGACACTTAGCAACGTTCCGGCATCCGCATGGACAACCGATGAATTAAAAACCGTACATAACGGTGACCTGTTCTTTTGGAAAACAAAAGGCTATACATACCGATTCCTTAAGATTGACAGTGTATGGCAGTGGTTCCGCATAAAGGACAGTCAAATAGACAAAGCAATGAAAGATGCGTCTAACGCACAGGACACGGCAGACAGCAAGCGTAGAGTATTCGTCACCACACCGGCACCGCCTTATGATGTCGGTGACCTTTGGACACAGGGGAAAAACGGAGATTTAATGCGGTGTAAAGTTGCTAAAGCTTCTGGCACATTTGTAACTACGGATTGGGAGAAAGCTGTTAAATATACAGATGATTCCGCAGTAGATGACTTGGACGAAGCACTGACACAGGAAAATATCTTTAACCGACTGACAAACAACGGACAGGTTCAAGGACTGTTTCTTAAAGATGGAAAAATTTATCTTAATTTCTCTTATGCAGAAGGCGGTACGCTTAAATTAGGTGGAGCAAATAACGGACAAGGAACAGTTGAAGTATATAGTAGTCATGGGACTAAATTCATGTCTATTAACAACGAAGGATTGACAACATATGCAGGGAAAAGCATCACTTCCTATATAGACGCAGAAGATTATTATGGCAAATTCAAAGCATATACAAGTCTTCAAGGCGGTATTACTGTTTCTACGGATCGTAATAAACCTACAATTATGATTGACCCATTCTATATTAAAATGTGGGATGAGACTGGTACGCAATTAGCATATTTTGATGTAGGATATGATTGGTGGATACGTAAAAATCTTAGTATTAAAGGTGATTTTTCAGTAACAGGTAAAAAGAGCAGGGCAGTCAACACAAAAAGCTATTCAAAAAGACTTTTGAACGCTTACGAAACTCCGGCACCAATGTTCGGAGATGTCGGAGAGGGAACTATAGGAGTTGACGGAAAATGCTATATCAGCATTGACCCGATATTCTTAGAAACTATTGCAAGCGGTTGCAAATATCAAGTATTTTTGCAGAAAAACGGAAAAGGTGATGTATGGGTATCTGAACGTCATGAAACATACTTTGTCGTAGAGGGCACGGAAAGCCTAAACTTTTCATGGGAAATTAAGGCACGCCAAAAGGACTACGAATATGACAGAATAGATGTTTACAATGAAAACGTAGAAGAACGGGATATCGATTATGCATATATCGGTGAAATGGAATATCAGAACTATGTAGATACGATGCAAGCGGAGGTATAATATGAAAAAAATGTTAACCAGTTTTACAAAATTTACAACAGGGGAGGGTGAAAGAGTTTCTTTCACTTATTCCGAAGTCTCGGAAAAAGGAGAATTGCTGAATCCAAACGTTAAGGGAAATTTTATCGTAATGAGTGATGAACTTTTATCTCATTTGAAAGCGGTAGATGACTATATTAAAGAAAACTATCTCAAGGAGGAATAATTATGGCAAAATGGACAGATTACACTACAGATACAAACCCGACTGATACTGACGAGGTTATGACACTGGATGCGGATAAATCCCCAAAAGTAAATAAGCGTGTCACATTGTCTACTTTAGCTGACTACTTTTTAGACAAACTTGCAAGCAAGGTGTTTGCAAAATTAGAGACGCAAAATAAGACGGTTATAGGGGCACTTAATGAATTAAATAGCAAGCCGTTAAAATATTTGAGACAACCAGAGAATATACCAGATGGCATGAATATTGATTTATTCTCTGCTTCGTGTGGAAAATCCGGGGAAAATATAACAATTGCTTTTAATGTAAGGGGATCGATTGAGATAACGAAGACTTTTCTGACATTAATTACTCTACCGAAAGAATATGTTCCATCAAGAAATTTATACGAAAGCTATATAACACAGGAAGGGTATACTATGTTGCTTCAAATTTTGAGTACGGGAGAAGTACAGGTGTACAGCAACAGCGCAATAAAAAGTGCATTCTTTTTGAGAAAGATTATTTCATATTAAATAGCAAGGCTCCGAGAGGGATTATAACCGGTACAACTACACTAGAAGAATATTGTTCGAAAAATAAAAAACTACCTGGAGAATACCGGATCAACGGGGCAATCATACCTGAAATATCAACTACAGAAAAATTTTGGGGAGTGCTAATTTTATTGGCAGTGTATGATACGCAAATCGTAATAGTCGCTGGCGGTAAACTGTATATTAGAGATTACACTGGAAGTCCTAATGTTTGGTCGGGATGGAAGAAGTATACATATGCCAATTCATCTTAGTCTTCCCATTTAATTTACTAACTGAGTTTTGTGGATTAATCAAAATTTGCATTCAAAACGCAATTTTTAGACAGGAATAAATAAAGAAAATATACAGGAAACACCTCTTTTGAGAGTAATATAATTCTTGAAAGGGGTGTTTTTATGAACAATATTGAAAACATAATAAGAAATGTAACAAGTGCTATGTAAGAAGTTTTACATCTGACCATTTAGAATCGGTTAAAAATCCATTGCTATTTAAGAAAGTACGGGCACAGCAAAAAAAGTAGAAAATGCCATGATTATTGTATCACTAAGAAAAGGAGAATAAATATGGCAACAATGAGCGAAGAAACCATTTGCGAAGTAGTCAAAAGCTGTGCCTACGGTTACACGGTAGACGAATTGGCAGAACACTATGGCATGGAAAAAGCGGATGCAGAAAAATTCATGAAAGAGCATGCAACTGAGATTGCAGAAACGAAAGAACATTTAAAACGGGAGGGATATATTGAGTAGGGTAGTCGATGTTTCTGAACATAACGGGAACATCGACTGGGCGAAAGTAAAAGCATCTGGCATTGTAGGAGCAATCATCAGATGCGGATATGGACAAGATCAGATCGGACAGGATGATGAAAAATGGCTGAGAAATGTATCTGAATGCGAGCGTCTTGGCATTCCTTACGGTGTATATCTGTATTCTTACGCAAAGACTACAGTTGCGGTGCATGGAGAAATCAACCATGCATTAAGACTTTTAAAAGGACATTCTCCGGCATGGCCTGTATATTTTGACAGCGAACAACCGGGAACACAGAGTGTTGCAAAAGCCAATGCAAAAGCATTTTGTGACGAAATGGTGGCACATGGCTATAAAGCCGGAATCTATGCATCTACATCATGGTATAAGAACTATATCGGTCAGACATGGGGATATTCTCTGTGGATTGCATCTTACGGCTCTAAATCTGCCGGAGTAGACGGAATTGATATGTGGCAGTACACATCGAAAGGCTCTATTCCTGGAATCCCTGGAAATGTAGACGTGAACTATCTCTATAAGGATTTGGGCGGTACGGTAACTCCGGTACAGAAACCGACTGTAGCACCGGCACCTAAACCGGTAGATGAATCTTGGAAAGGTGACAAGCGGTATTATCTCAATAATTCCCGTGTTGGAGAATGGCAGAAAGCCATGAACAAAGGGTTTGATACCAACGCACTGTCTGTTGATGACAAATTCGGTGTCGGCTCACAGAATTTTGCCAAAACGCATATCTTATGGGCAGGGCAGACGCACAACTGTATCACGGCTGTCAGATGGCTTAGACGTACCCTCAGAGACGTATATGGCTTTACAAAGCTGTCTTACAACGAGGGGTGGACAGACTATCTCGGAAAGTGCGTAGAGGTATTCCAGAGGAACAGAGGACTTACACCGGATAGAAAAGTAGGACTTGTCACAACCTACTGGCTCTTATCCGGCATCGTAAAATAATATAAGAGCATTACACTTTGCATACAATACCAAAACACCCACTACCGATTGCTCGATGTAGTGGGTGTTTTTTATTTTAATAAAATCTTATCCGGAACAAGATTCAGTGTAGTTTGATAATTCGCCGTGAATGTGTGATTGTCTTCGTTTAGTACCTCATTCCACATACCTAGAGATGTGCCATACGGTTGCAAAATCAATACACTGTCTATGGTAGGATACTGTGAATCGGATTGCTCGTAATTCCTGTAAGTGCCAGTTATGGATACGTGTATTTCGTAAGGATACTTAATTTCACGATACGGTTCGCTGTCATGGTTGTATATGCTCGCTGTGATCGTCTCGATCGTATATGTAGTATGGCCGGATAGAGTGCATGTTGTAAACTCACCTTTTTCTATAGGGATAGGAGTTCCGTCTATTACTTTTTCCGGCTCAGATGTAGAGTGTTCAATGTTGGTTATGTTTGTATAATATTTATTTATCGGAGATTCAACGATTCTTTCCTGTTTTTCCACAACTTTTGTCTGAGGTGATGTGTTATTGACAGGTACAGTATTATTTGCCGATGCACTTGACAGCTTTTCGTCTACAGACTGCATTATTTCCATTTTAAGCGTTTCTTTTTCATCATCCGTAAGTTTGTCCTGTTCATCCAGCTTTGCCTGTATATGGCTGTCTAAATCACTCAGAATATTATCACTCAGTTGTTTATTATTCTCTTTTATGGCAGATTCTATCTTTTTGTCCACTTCGCTTTCAGTTAATCCAGAAGAGCAACCTGTTAAAGCAGTCATGGCACACACAAGGACAACTGCCGTCAATCTATTTTTCATAATTTTTATACATAATATGGATTTGGCTTTCCAAGGATAGCAATCAAATCTATAATCACACCAATGAAGAGAAGACCAAACGTACATATATACAGGATTCCCATGCCTATTTTCCCCTCGTAAAATTTATGTGCGCCAACAAATCCCAAACATAAGCATAAGAAAAATGCTATCCATTTATTTTTCGGACATCCATAATATCTTGCAGAGGAAGAAGCAGAAGCACTTGCACTGGAACTTGCGGAAGAAGAAGCGGACGGAGCGTTGTTTATAATTATACTCTGATCTTTGCTTTTTAATTCTTCCACCTGTTTACCACATTTCGGGCATATTACGCAATCAGAATCTATCCGTTCTCCACAATGCTTACAGTATTTTTTGCCGTCATCCATTTTTATGTTTCCTTTCAATTTTTTATATAGTATGCTATGATTATATTCTATTAAGTAGTTTTCTTTTCTTTTCTTCGAATTCTTGCTTATTGATTGCTCCACAGTCAAGAAGTTCTTTCAATGTTTTTAACTGATTTAGATCATTTGCAACATCTGCGGTAGATTCTGGTTTTTCACTTATCTTTTTGTTTAGAAAATCCATAAATTCTTTATATCTTTTTTTGTAATCTTTTCCTATAACCGAAAGAAGTAAAGAATTTGGATCATTTTTAACCGTCTTCTTCCATCCTTTGTCCATCCATTTTATTTGCTTGGCCTGTTCTCCCGGAATTATAAATTGTATATATCCATGCCCCCACCAAACACTTGGTTCCTTGCATGTTATACCGCTAATGTTTTGATAATAGAATTTTCTCCCTTGTTTTCGAGAATCTGTTACATACATAGGAATAATTTCTACATATTCATCACAAGCAACAAGTTTCCCGAAAAAGCTATCTAATTCCAAGACCTTTTTATTCTGCATATAAGTACCTCCGCATACATAGTATGCTATCTTCTTAATACCGCAATCACAACTCCAAACCTTACCCATTGTTCCATGTCTTCAAAACTATTTGGATCAACTTCTATGACATCACCGAAGCCGTTGATCGGGACTAACTTTATCTTACCTCTCTGCACATACCGCCTTATATACGCACGTCCTGTTTCTTTGTGTATAATAATCACGGTATCACCGTTTCTTGGTACTCTTTTGGATATGCAAATGATATCACCCTTTACATATACAGGGAGCAAGTGGTTGCTCGTTATCTTTATGCCACAATGTAATGTCTCGCCGTACTTTTTTATGTATTCCGGGCAGTATATCCGTTCTTCGTGTGAGGAATCCAATATCATACCGTCAGCCATCTCACCAGTGAGACATAGAACATCCAACATGTTTTCAGGATCCGTTTCCAACACTTTCATAGAGATTTCATAATCCATCTTGCCAAGAATATACGCACGTTGTCTGTCGGTCAATTGCCTGTACTTTCCCAATACCTCGTATTCCTTAGAAGAATGCCCTAAGAGATCAGGGATAGATTTATGAGTTAGTTCCGACAACCTTAGTGCTAAGAAAACGTCAAGATTATTAGTCTTCCGTGAAACGATATTTTTGTATGTGGACACAGAAACACCCAGCATCTTGGAGAAGAGAACTTGCGTAAAATCAAGGCTTTTCCGCTCTTCTTCGATGTTATGTGCAAAGTTATCCAACATTTCTCTTTTCGTTAACATTATGTCACATCCTGTCGAAAAGGCTAATATCTTGGCTATTTTTCACTTTTTTTGTAAGAAAAATACGATATTTTAGCCAACATCTTGACTATGGTTTTGAGTTATAATTTATTTAAGTATTACAATGTATCATTATAAAACAAAAATGGCACTTGTCAAGCCATTGATAGGAGGTAATCTAATGGGAAAGGACGAAATGAACAGCAAGAGCAACAAAACATGGACTGATACTTATGAAAACGAAATCAAGCGGATGATAAAAGGCATCCGTGACCCCCGCTTAATGCGGTACATCTATCTTATAGTAAAGGATGCTATCAGTGAAAACATTGACAGATAGCAAACATATGTTCTATAATGTAAGTAATCGCTACTGGAATGACGTGTCGGGATATTGGAGGGATTTATGTGGACGAAGAAAGAAATTGGTACATAGAAAGAATAACTAAGCTTATAAATCAATGCGATGATATAGAAGTGCTTAAAATCATACATCGCATCGTAGAAAAACTTATAGGATAATAAGAAAAGGACAAGGGTTTGCGCATTACCCTTGTCCTTTTCTTATTTCCTAGGAATAGAATCAATTATTTTTTCGAGAGTGTCCCATCCGTCATCATCCAACTTTGCCAAAGCTGAAATCAATTGTTTTTTGAAACTTTTTTCGTCTGCTGAAAGTATGTCAGATAATAAATCTGCAATTTGCTCATTCTTGGATTTCTCCAAAAACATTTCTGCATCTTCACCACGTAACCAATTTTCGTTTACATTAAAAATTCTGCAAATATCTTTTACAGTTCTGTCTGCAAGAGATCTATTCCCAGTTTCTACCAAAGAAATGTAATTCTTTGTCAAATTCACCTTTTTAGCAAATTCCTCTTGTGACATTTTCAGCTCTTTGCGCAGAAGTTTCAAACGATTTTCCATGTTATCACCTCCTTACAATTGTATAGTATCACATATGTCATACAAAGTCAAACTTTTTTACAAAATAAAGGTTGACAAGTATGACTGTGTATGGTATTATAATCACACAAAGTCAAACAGGGAGGTGATAGCAAAGATGAAAAGAAAGATAGACCAATCAACGGTAGCAATAATCATCGGAGTTGCATCAATCTTAATAAATCTTATTTTTAGCGGAAAAGACTTATTAAGAAATGTACGTTGGCTATTATCTTATCTACATTAGTCAGAAAAGCAGTTAACAACGACAATATGGAAACTAAGGTAGCAATATTTGCACGCTTTTTAGATTTTTTTGCATCGGAAACAGCAGAATCGGCTAAAAGTTTTGCAGAATCAGCTATTTCTTTGATGACTTCGTACTTTTCCTCTTTTTCCATTTTCTCATAAACAGAATGTGGCAATGGGGGATTGGTAGCCATCACTGGTAATTCGAAATCCATATTTTTATCCCTCCTTTCTAAAGGAGAGTATAGCACAGAAAGGAAGTGAGCGCATGAGTGAGAAAGAGAAAAAGATAGTTGAGAAGCTTAGTAAGGCATTGCCGAATTTATCAGAATTTAAAAAAGGCTATCTTCTTGGAAGAATAGAGGGCCTGGCAGATGAAGCAGAAAAGAAGCCGGACACTCCGGCGAAAAAAACCTAAGGGATGCCGGAACCATAACAATTGAATACAGGTAGGTGATAACAAAAATGAAATTATTCAAGCCACGATGGGTTGTAAGAATTTGCATTCATAAGAACCCAGATAAAAGTGATATGGATAGTTTGCAACATCTAAAAAAGGAATATTTCTTTTACTGGAATGCAAGGAAAGAGAAGAAAAGACTTTCTGGTATCCCTGTAATTTCAGTCCAAATATGCCACATTCCGTTTAGAAAAAGGCACCCATATTTTCCGCTATGGCTTTCAATATTTGCTTTAATAGCCGTAACAATGAATATAAGATTGGATTCTTGTATACGTCATATCCTCCAAATAATGCAAGTATGGAGATAAGAGTAGGAATGATGAATCTTATTTTATCTTTCCTCTTGTACCGGAGATACATTTTCGCACGGTTATTTAGTACGTAATTAGTGCTTTTAGATGAACGGCAAATCAAGTTCTGTTCTCTAAGAAAACAGTATTTATCTTCGAAGAATTTATTTTGCGGTAAACCGAAGAATTGTATTTTCCGAAGACATATATTTTCCGAAAAAGATAAATCCAATTCTCGATGTGAAACTTGTGACATGGTTAATATTCCTTTCTGGATTACTCGGCATGGCAGTGCCTGTATAAACAGTATAGGAGAATCCAGAAGAAAAGACAACATGCAATGGAAGAGCCAAGAGATGATAGGCTATGGAGCTGAAATGTTAAGCACTGAATGTAACTGAGACGGAAATGAATGGCAGAGACAAGAAAAGAAATGATATGGCTTTGTGACGCTTAGCACGGATAAGAAAAGCAGCAGATCAGCATGAACAGACACGAAAAGATAAGGAATTGAAGAGAGAAGCTCTGAAACGGAGATGCGTGGAAATGCACAACATAGCTCGGAAAAGGAATAGTATGGAATAGAATGATAAGGAATTGAAGAGCCAAGCGCTGCTATGAGACGGAAAAGAAGGGCGAGGCGAAGCTAAGGAAACGAAGTGAAAAGCTTTGAAACGGAAAAGCTGAGCACAGTTTCGACAAGAAAAGGAAGAGCGTAGAGTAGCAAAGCAACCAGAACAAATTGAAAAGGAGAAAACAGTATCATGAAAGAATTGAAAGTAAGAATTACGTTCACTGAGGAAGTATTAGGTTCTCAGTGTGCGGATAAGGAGATTCACCGGACTTATATCGCATCAAAGGCACCGGATGCACCGTCCCGTGAGGACGAAGTAGCAACACTAGGTGTAGATGCAGTAGAAGAGAAATCAATGACGATTTTCCACAAATACGAAGATGGAAAGCCGTTCGTATATGACTACCAGGTAAAAGGAATGTTCAAAGATTCATGCGGAATGCTCCGCAAGGTTAAAGGTAGTGAATCATCAAAAATCAAAGCGTACAAAAAGGAGATTGACGGTCTTATTTTTGTGAAAGAGCGCAAAATTCCACTGATTTTTGACGGGGATATGGGAACGTGTCAGAGACCGCTTCGGGCAAACACACCACAGGGAGAAAGAATATCCCTTGCATGTTCAGAGACCGTTCCGGTTGGCACAACAATGGAATTTACTGTTCAGTGCATGTTAGACAGTCATGTAAAACTCATAAAAGAATGGCTTGACTACGGAGAATTGAGAGGTTTTTCACAGTGGCGAAACTCCGGCAAAGGACGCTATGTTTGGGACGAACTGGACAAAAACGGGAACATCATTGGCGGTAATAACGTGCATAAAAAGGTGAAAAAAACAGGTACGAAAGGCAGTAAAAAAGCCTAAAAATATTTATTTTTCAATGTATTCAAATTATTGGAAAGGTAAATGCGAAAATGGTAGTTGATTTTTGGTCAAATCGCAAGCCACTTAGCAAGCCACAACCCTTGAAAAATAAGGGCGAAACGGTAACTGGTCGCAAGCCAAACGTCACTCAGATAACAATCAATTGACAAGCCAAAATTAAAGAAATTTTCAAAAAATCGAAAATTTTAACAAGCCAGTTGACAAGCAAATGACAAGCTAAAACCCTTGAAAAATAAGGCAAAACTGCTTGTCAAGTAAAAAACGGTTAGCAAGCCACATAACAATCAATTAACAATCAATTCGCAAGCCAGTTGACAACAATAGAAGAATATAAAGAAGAATAAGAATAAAAAGAATATAGATATATGTCAGACACAATTAGTCTGATGACAAAAAGGGCGTAAAAAGTGCCCCGCTGGTACTGGCATACCAGACAGGGCGGTGTACCGCTAACGAACACTTAGCGAATACAGGTTTATATTATAACACATTCTCCTGTAATTCGCAAATCTGAGGAACAGGAGGAAAAACACGTATGACAATGGCAACAGAGATCATCCGCAAGTTGAAAAGAAAACTAATCTTTTGGCGTTGCTTATGGTTCGTCACATTCATTGCAATGCTGACACTTATGATCGGGTAGGAGGTAGAGCGCATGGAAGACAAGCTTAACTACTACAGGATAGCACTTGTGATAACGCTATACGCATTGGCGGTTATGATAGCCGGATGTGTATAAAAAAAGAGTGCCGATGGATAAAATCCAATCAAGCACTCAGAAAAACATTCAAGAAAATTATAACACATGAAAGGAGAATTGAACATGGGAGAAGAGAAAAAAGATAGCTTACAGAGCGTGATGGATGCGGTAGCAGATACCGTTAGCGACTATGGAACAGCTGTGGAGGGATATGCTTACCGGAAAGCACAGCTTGACACACTGAAAAGATATGTCTGCAAAAACAGCTATGTTGAGCGAGATATGATCTTGAAGCTGATGGGGTGGGATGAAGATGGAGAACATTGAAGGATATGACCATTGGAAGACCATACCGCCGGAGCCGGAACCAGTAACTTACTGTAGCTCATGCGGTGTGCCGATGTATGAGGGTGAATATCTATACACGGTAGACGATGAGAAACTATGCGAAGATTGCTTGAATGACATGTATAGGAGGATGTTATAAATGGCACTTAAAAGCTACGAGGAATTAGTGAAAGTCGATGTAAGCCAGTATTGCGAAAAGCGAGATGGATTCACGTATTTGAACTGGGCGAAATGTATTGAACTGCTGAGACAGAATGGTGCTACCGAGGTGTATTGGGAGCCAATTCCTGATCCGCAAACCGGAAGCAGCCTTAGAAAAACAGACATCGAGTTTAAGGACAAGAACAATAATACAAATCGTTGTTATGAAACACGAATAAAAGTTGTGATTGACGATAAAGAGTATGAGATGCAGACGCCAGTAATGAACGGCGCAAATCCAGTAAAGGACAACTCCATGAGCCAACAGAGAGTATGGAACAGCATGTGCAGAGCGTTTGTGAAGTGTGTGGCTATTCATACTGGACTTGGATTTAACTTATGGTTGAAAGAAGAATACAACAAACTGGAAGCACAGATTCCTGGAACTGGAGAGAATCTTGCATCAGAAGCAAAAAAGAAAACGCTTAAAACGCAGTGTACGGCACATGGCATTGATTTAGAAGCTTGGGTATGCGGAAATGGAAAGACGGTGGACACACTTACAGAAACAGAATGTGCAATGATGCTGAATGCGATTAAGAAAAAGTATGGTGATGATTAATGGACTATACAGGGACTTTTGATAGCTTAGCGGTGGATTTTGCCACCAATAAGCAAAAAGCCAGTCTAACGCTAAATGAAGACGCAAGACAGGCATTTGAGAACCTTAGAGGTAAGCAGATTGCAATAACGATTAAGGCATACAAGAAAAAAAGAAGTCTCGATGCAAACTCTTACTTTCATGTACTGGTTGGAAAGATTGCAGATGTGACCGGGAACAGCAATGTGTACATAAAGAATAAGCTAATAGCGGAATACGGACAGTACGAAACCATTAACGGTGCATTAGTTCCGCTCCCGTTGGACGATGATATAGACGCATACAATGTGGAATTTGTTCATTTGCAACCTACATCGAGGACAACCACCAATCAGAAAGGGAAAGTGTTCCGGGTGAATCTGGTAATGCGAGGTTCACATACTTACGATACCGATGAAATGGCAAAACTGATTGACGGGACTGTGTACGAAGCGAAAGAACTTGGAATAGAGACCATGACACCGAACCAGATAAGCGAAATGAAAGAAAGATGGGGTGTGAAGATTGGCGAAAAGACTTAAAAGTGTATTCACTGATGATATGGAACACTGCTACTTTACAGGAAGTCCAAACTGTCACAGACACCACATTTTCTATGGTCCGTACAGAAAAAAATCGGAAGAATACGGATTTGTGATACCGTTAGCAACACATTTACACGAATTTACACCGGAAAGCGTACACGGGAACCCGAACAGTGGGTTGGACTTAAAACTTAAGCAGATGGCACAGAGATATTTTGAAGAACACTGCGGAACAAGAGAAGAGTTCATACAGGTGTTCGGAAAGAACAGGTTGTAACTAATTAACATAGATTCATGTGGCACAGGAACTATTAACAGGTTCTAACGCATATCATCTCACCCATTCGATATGCACAGCACAAGATATTGTATCACGGCCGGAGAAGCCACACTCCGGCAGAAAGGAGAAAAGCGTTGGGAAAGAATAGAGAGACGGCAGAAAGCTATTTTAACCGAATACCGGATGGACATAGAAACGCCATGCAACGTCCGGCAAGTCCTGTTGTTGACAGGCAACTGAGGAAAATGATAGAGAGAGAAAACTGCAATGGAGATTGCATCATCAATGTCGGATATGGAATATTCAGGCCGATACCGGGTGATCCAGAAGACGAAAGAGCATTGAAAGAGTATTTAGGCACAGAACTTTCGAGGGCGAGGGCAAGCCTTTTTAAAAGGCGGTGCATGAAACAGACGTTTAAAAGTTGGAAAATGGCGGGGGAATACAATGCATTACATACTAATCATAAAGGGAAAACTGAACAACATGAATGATTATATCCGTGCACTGAATACCAATAGGTATAAAGGAGCGGATATGAAGAAAGATAATGAATCCCGTGTGATGCAAGCTATATATGAGCAATTCGGAAGATTGCGAATAACAAGAAAGGTACGGATGCACTACCGATGGTATGAGCCGGATAAGAGACGTGACTTGGATAATGTAAGCGCATTTGGGCGAAAGTGCATCCAAGACGCATTAGTAGATACCAAAGTCTTGCAGGACGATGGATGGAAAAACATAGTGGGATTCACGGATGAATTCTATGTTGATAAGAAAAATCCGAGAATTGAGGTGGATATTGAAGAGGTGTGAGCGAGAATTACATAAAACTTAGCAGAAAGATACTGGAATGGGACTGGTATCCAGATATAAAGACGTGTCGGTTATTTTTGCACATGTTGTTAAAAGCCAACTGGAAAGATGCAAGCTTCCGTGGAGAAGAGATCAAAAGAGGATCATTTGTCTCTTCGACATCCGTTCTTTCGAAAGAAACAGGGTTGTCTGAGAGCGAATTAAGGACAGCACTTTCACATCTGAGAAAAACAGGTGAGGTTACATGTAAAACCACAAACCGATATACCGTATATACGGTGAATAACTATGCAAGATACCAGACCGAACAGAAGAATGAAAAAAAAGATAAGCCGACCAGACAGGAAGAAAAGCCGGAAAGAGACAATGGATCTGTTGAAGCTGTCATAAAAGCCTGGAACGATTTGGAAAGCTACGGGATAAAACCTGTAAAGAAGATAGAGAAGAGTTCCAAAAGATATCAGAATTTGCAAGCGAGGTTAGAAAGTAACGGATTAGATGAGGTCTTGCAAGCTGTGGATAACGTGAAGAAAAGCAAGTACTTACAAGGAAAAGTGAAGAACTGGAAGATAACATTTGACTGGTTCGTGTTACCAAACAACTTTACAAAAGTTTTTGAGGGACAGTACGAGGATAGCGGACAGGAGAAAAAAGGATTCAATAATTTCGATGGCCGGAACTATGACATGAATGATTTAGAGAGAAAGCTTATTACATAGGAGGAAGAATATGGAAAAACCGGATGGATGCACTTATCCAAACTGTTTTATCTGTCCTTTGGCGGACTGTAGTTGGGCGAGTGCTAAAGTTGAATTACCTGGAGAAACAAAGAAAAAGCGGAGAATAGTAAGACGTAGCAAAAAGAACGATGCTCGGAGGTGACTTTGTGACAAGACAGGAACAGGAAGACAGAGAGCAAGAGGAATATCTTGCGGAGTGGTTGAGAAAGAAGAAAGAGAAAAAGAAGAAATTTGATTTTAGGAGGAACAAAAGTGGGAGAAGTAATAAAAGCTTATAAAGGATTCAACAAAGACATGACTTGCAGAGATTTCCGGTATGAAGAGGGAAAAGAATATGAAGAAGATAGAGCCGAAGCGTGCAGCTGTGGATTCCATGCATGCGAGCATCCGTTAGATTGCCTTGGATATTATGATCCAGCACACAGTGTATATCATGAAGTCGAACAGAGCGGAGAGATATCGAAAAGATCTGGTGATACGAAAGTAGCATCCACGAAGATTAAGATCGGCGCAAGAGTGAGCATTGCCGGATTGGTACAGGCTGCTATCGAATATACGAAAGAAAGAGTTAAGCCAGAAGCAGAAGCTAATGAGGACTACGGGGCATCCAGTGCGACAGGCTACAAAGGGGCATCCAGTGCGACAGGCGACTACGGGGCATCCAGTGCGACAGGCA